ACTATAAATCAATGATTGAAACTATGCCATCAACATATGGGGCTCCAGCAAAGGTTAATGTTATGGAAGAAGACAACAAAGTGAGAGTTAAACTATTGTCATATGATGAGAGTGGTAATTTAACGAGTGTAGTTTCTAATACACTAAAACAAAACATATTAAACTATCTTTCTCAGTTTAGAATGATAAATGACTACATTGATATTGTTAGCGGTGAAGTCATTGATATGGGGTTAGAAATTGACCTTTTATTGGATAAAAACCAAAACCAAGGAGAAGTTATAAGAGATGTAATCTCATCAACAACAGAGTATTTTTCTATTGATAAAAGAAAAATGGGAGACCCACTATTTGTTGGTGAATTAATGAAAGAAGTAAACAATGTTCCAGGTGTTGTAAACGTTATTGATGTCAGAGTTTTCAATAAAATCGGTGGCGAATATTCTTCGTCACAGGTTTCACAGTCATACAAAGATTCAGCTACAAAAGAAATTTTACAAAATGATATGACGATTTTTATGAAAGCTAATCAAATATTCCAGATTAGATTTCCTCAAAAAGATATAAAAATCAGGGTAAAAACATTAGGCACGACTACATATTAACGTCTTTTTTACTTATCTTTTTTCTATAGGAAAATTGATGAGTTTCTATTTATAGTTAATATGGTACAAAAGCACAGAATTAACACCACTTTAAACGGGGATAAGAAAGTAACTGTTGAATTAAAACAGGATTATGATCTTTTAGAAATTTTATCCTTAAAATTCACACAACAAGACGCTTATACGTCATTATGTGCTGACTATGGTGTTGTTTGCGGTAGGGTAACAGCAAATAATGGATTAGGTATACCAAACGCAAGAGTTTCCATTTTAGTACCAATATCAGACCAAGACGAGCAAGATCCAGTAATTTCCACACTTTACCCATTCAAACTTAGTAGTGATAAAAATGATGATGGTTATAGATATAACCTATTACCAGCTAGACAACAACATGCTGGGCATACACCAACAGGTACATTCCCAGACCAAAACGATATTCTTAGTAGAGAAGAACAATTAGAAGTTTTTGAAAAATATTACAAGTTCACAGCTAAAACAAACTATGCTGGTGACTATATGATTTGGGGCATACCTTTAGGCGAACAGCAATTACATATTGATGTTGATTTATCAGATATGGGTTGTTTTTCACTTAGACCATATGACTTTATAAGACAAGGTGAAGACGCTAATAAATTTGATAGATTTTTCAAATTCAGATCCGATACCGATTTAGATGGGTTACCACAAATAGTTGCTTTCGATAAAACTATTGATGTTTCTCCTTTTTGGGGAAATATGGATTTGTGTCAAATAGGAATAACCAGGGCAGATTTCGACTTATCTAACTTAGGAATTAAAGTTGATCCAGTATCCTTAATGTTGGTTTCAGCGGTTACAGATTCAGATGGTGACGCAGTTAAAAGAAGTGGTGTTATTAGAAGAAAAAGTGGATATAAATGTAATTTACAAACAAGTGACGGTAAAATACAGGGGGTTAGATTTACTGGTAGGAAAGTTATAGGATCAGATGGTGTAACATTATATCCAGAATTAGAATATTTTAATCCAGGGGTTATTGACGAAGATGGAACAGCAATGGCAACGATGCCAATGAATCTTGATTATGTTTATACAAATGAGTTTGGTGAACAAGAAACAACAAATGACCCTAACAAAGGGGTTGCCACATCAACAATAGCAAGACTTAAATTAGAATTAAGCGGGTCATCAGGAGAAGGCTCAGCAAGAGGCACATCATCTGCAACTTATTTAGTTCCAAATATTAGAGAATTTAATAAGTATAGTACTGGCGGTGCTAGCGAATATAGTGAAGCTATTATTTCATCATATGTTTTTTCAGATGTATTTGAAGATTACATAAATGTACCAGTACCAACTGGTGTAACACTTGAGCCACTAACATCGGCAGAAAAATTACATAAAAAAGAATTGATATTAGGCACAAACAATAATGACATACCTGAAGATTATTTTTATAAATTTATTTACGGAAAAGTATACACACCAACATCCTTTCAAGGATCACATTATGAAGTATCTGCTGTAGAAAATTTATTTGGTTTAACCAGAAGAGACGCATTTTTAGGTATAAAAGAAATTAGACCGAACTCTGAAGATGATTGTACAGGTACAGCAAATTACATACCAACAAACTTTGCATTTAAAAATAGAACTAAATTTGGTCTATTACTATCACAAGTTCTATTATTCTTACAATTTATATTTGCCATCATATTAAATTTTGTTTTTGAATTACTAGGTAGATTTTTTATGACTATTGGTAAGGCATTGTATGCAATATATTTTGGGTGGCCGTTTAACTGGAGACCTTTCGCTAAAATCGGGGAACAATTTCAAGATATCGCACATAGATTACAAGTTAATGGAACTCAAACATTATCATTAACAACGTATCCAGATTGTGAAGAATGTTCTACTGATGATGAATATGCAACATTAGGTGCATCATTATCTAGTACTTATTGTTCTGTTGGTGAAATTACATTTAAGGTTATAGGGATTGGTGCTACGGGAGGTAATGTATTTGTGATACCTTATTCATTTAACACAGATACAAATGAAAACACATCAGCAGTTTTTCCTGGTGGTAGAGCAAGAGACTATGATCCGAACGATTCATTTATGAGTGGAAACACCTTCGCAATCACAGGTAGTACTAACTCTGCTACAAGAACAATTTTAAATAGTTTACATACATATACTATCACACCGATACCAAATGACCCAAATAATTCTAGATTTGTTGCGGAAGCAGTATCGGCAGTTAAAGATAATATACTACCATATTCGCCAGCAAGTGGTGATACATTAACAAAATCTGTTTCATTAAGTGATTTCACTGTTTCATTTAGTACAAATGCTGCGGCTGGGGATAGAATTAAATTTGCAACAAATACTATAAATCAAGGTATTTTAGATTCTTGGGCAACTGGTGAAGGTAACTATGGAACAGCATATGTTACATATTTAGTAAATGTTGTTGGAGAGTATTCAAGTAGAACTGTTAATGGTTTATTTTTCAATCACGGAAGTTGGGCTGAGCTTTCTGGTTTTAACTACGAAGGATATAGTGGAGGTAATAATGGTTCAGGTAATTACGCAGATAGAGGTACATACGTTACATTTAGAATTTATGATAGAAGTAAACCCAAGATAAATCCAGATAGCCCTGCGGCAGTGTTTAATATTGAAGAGGGTTGCTTTAAATATGATAAGGCATATGATGAATCTATATCTCAAGCATATCTTTGGTCAACAGGATCAACATATGGTGATAGATATACACCAGTATATCCACCAGCGTACCCATCTGGTTATGTTGAATCAGCAACAAAACCAAATTCAAGTTATACCATTATGGCTGATATCATTGGTTCTAGTGGTGCAGGTCGTTTGCCTAGACTAGTGATTTGGTCAAAACTTGGAAATACATATTATGATAGAAAAACAAAATCTGGGTATTCAGAAATAAGGGACGGTGTGTTTACTGTTATACCGGTTGTTGAAGGTGGCTCTAAAAATGCATCGATGATACAAGAATGGTATAGAAGAAAAAGGATAGGATTGTTCTTCTGTGGTGGTGTAACAAATTATTCATTCATAGAGAATTGGCTTCACGGATTATTATACTTCTTTAAATTTGACTATAGAATAAAATGGGATGATAAAACAATAAGAGATTTAAATCAAAGAGGTAGTAAGTACCCTAGAGAATTAGTTTTCTTTAATGTTTTAGATGGGAAATTCTATTATAGAAGCACACCTTATAATCCAACAACAAAATTATTTATTGGCCAAAAACCAAATGAACAAAAACCGTACGTTGAGCTTTTACACCCAACAACTTTCTATGATGTTGGTGTTAGAGATGAATTTTTTGATGAGATATGTTTTGATCCGGCGGTGGATCCAACATGCTCAGTAATAAGAGACTTAACTGCGTCATCATATCAAGACCCTGGTAATGTCATAGAACATGTTATTAACTATAGAATGGATGTTTCAGCGGCAAGAACAAATATTGATGATTTCTTCACTAATAGTGGTTACACTTTTAATGGTTACGTAATGGATGGTGATGTTTTACAATTAATATCAATAAATTGTGAAGCTGGCATTGAAGCTTTTGATTTAGATAGTTCACATTATTTTATGTTTAATGGTGAATTCTTAGATCCAGAAGATACAACGTTTATGACATATTTTAAAAATGGATCGTCATGGGGGCCAACACCAATTGATTTTAAATTAGATGTAAATGGAAGTTTTGTTAGATATTGTTTAAATAATAGATTGGGTGATTTTACACAAAAAGTTCCTTTTTATTTATGGAATAAAGGTGCAACTGGATTTGGTTTAAACGATGACCAATTTTGGGACAGAAATGCTATCGGTGTTCAAAAATTACAAAGAATGGTTTCAATATCAGGAACAACTAGTACAACAACAAATTATTTAATGGCTGATGGTGAAGAGGAATATTTAATTAAACCAATGACAAAAACACATGATACGTTTTCTCTTGTTGGTAACTATCCTGATTCATTAGAAAGATTTGAGGCAATAAGATTAACAACACCAACAAGTGCAACAGAATTTGTTGAAGGAGACCTTTGGCTACATGTTTTAACTGGAACCCAGAAAAATCCATTAACTGGAAATATCTATGTTGTAGTTAATGGGGCATGGTCTGCACCAATACCATATGTAAAAGACAATAATGAAACATTTATTTATCAAACAGCATTAAACTATTCTGGAAACAAACAAGTATTATCAACACCATTCCAATTCTATTTCGGATTAAGACCTGGCAGCACGGCTTATGATAAATTTATAAAATATTATGGACCAAAAGGTGCATTCCCATCAACTGAATAATGGAAAAGAAAACAATCATATTACCAGAGTTAAGGTATCATAAGGCCCCAGCTGTTGATCTATCAACAAGAATTGGTTTAGAAACAAGTGAAGAATTGTTAAGGGAAGGTGACCGTTCAATTGTTTTAGATCTTGAAGAACACTTTAGCTACGAAAGGGCACAAAGCAACAAATATAAAATATATGGTAAACTAAGAATGATATTCAGAAACATGTATGAGGGTGATAGTAATTATCAAAATTTAACTGAATATCTTTATTTAAGCGGTGCGGGTGATATTGGAGATAATACAGGATATATTCCATATGATGAATTTGCATTTATAAGAAGAGACACATATAGACAAGATATTAGCATTCCATCTGTTAGTGGATCAACATACGGCACTTATACACCAACATTTTCATTACCAACAAAACCAAGAAATAAACATCAGAATATATCCAATATGGATGCCCCATACCATAACTGGAATCTTTATATGAGTTACGTATACAGTGGTGATACTAATTACCCAATGAAGTATACACTAAGTGGGGCAACCAAAGTAGAAGGTACAAATATTATTACATTTACTAGTGGAAAAGGAATACCATGTAGAGTAGAAACAACAGCAACAAATTATAAATTAATAACACCAGTCCCACATGGAATTGGTGAAGATGAGTTTGTTATAATATCTTCTGTTTCGGCTGTAAGCGGAAAAACATATTCTGTTTCAAGCCTAGGGGATGATAAATACAATTCATCAAAGTATGTAATAAATTTAAATAGACAACAATTTAGTGGTATAACCCTACCAACATTAATCACAATTAAAAGATGTATTAATGATAAAAATATATCAGGAACAACATCAACATATTACGTACATAAACATAAAATATTAACCCCACATACCGATTATATTTTAGATAAAGCCGGATTTGAGGTACCAATATTTGAGGAAGAAAAAAAGATTTTATTTGAAGATAGTGTTGGTAATAATGATGTTTTAGTTGAAAGAAATCGACCAGAGTCTTTATTATATGATTTTAGAAATAGTTTTATTTTAACTGGCCTAACAAATAATCTTGGTTATACACCAACAGAGGTTTATGTAACAGTTTTATTTAAAAATGGCTCAGGTTATTTTGAATATCCACCAAAGGTTGGTTATAGATTTCATTTACACGATAGTTGGATAGATGATCATTTTAGTGGAACAACAACACAAGAAACATCACTTAGTGGTACATCTGTTACTATTAGTGGAATAACTTTTACATCTGGTAGCACAATACCAACTGGAACAATTTTAACTGGTGCATTTGTCGAATACAATCCTTATGAATTAAAAGAAAGAATCATATCTGAAGCGCTTCATAAAATTGTTCACCCAACAACAATTTTTGATCATAGTCAAGATGAAAATGTTACAGGCTTTAGCGGAGCTACAGCAAACAATAAAATGGGGTTATTATATCAACCACACTATAGAGTAAAGCTAAGACAGCTTTCATCATATATTGAAACATTTAATACTAACAATATATTAGATCTTCCAGATAATGCCAGATACTTTCCAGATGAAAGATTATGGAAGTGGAGGGATTTATATGATCATGGGTTTGTTGATGATGAAGGTAATGGCACCGACTTTCCATTTGTAAATGGACAGCATTATGTTAAAACAGATTTTAATTTTTATTTTATAAACGAAAAAGAATTTAATAATAAATCAGATGGATTTAAAGGGTTCGGAAATACAAACATAAATTGTTAAAATGAATATATTGTATAATAGAGATAGTAAATCTTTGGTTTTTAATCCGGAAACAGATTTTAGAATAAATGCTGGTTGGGAAGAAAATTTCCTAGATTATCAGGAAGAAGTTCTTAGATCAATTATTAATCCGGTTGAAAACTATGAAACTGTTAGATATATTCATGAACCTTACGATGTGACAATATCTGGGGTATCGACTAAACAATGTGACATTTGGTATCAGTTTTATTTTTTAAATAATCAAAATCCTAGAGATTATGATAATGGCTTTGACTACGATTTAATTGGTATAAGCCCAAAAGAAAATGCTAAGTTATTAAAACACACCGTTAATAGTTTCTTTAGATTAGAATTTTATACAACAAGAGAAAGAGAAACACAAAAACTTGTTTTTGCTAAAAACCTATCAATACCTCTTGGACAAAAAGTTTTCGACTTAAATTTAAGAGAAGACATTTTTGTACCGGTATTTAATGGTAACAACTACAGAAACACCGAAAATATGTATTTGTTTTGGTTTGGTGATGATAGTGTGTTTAGCGGTCTAACCTTTTACATGACTGCTAGATTTTTTAATGCTGAAGACGGCACAATTACGAGATTTTTAAATAAAGATTTAACAGCAAATAATTCTAGCTTAGTAAATGGTGAAAGAGTGGGTACAACAGCAAATCCTGTTAAGTTTTATGAGATGAATTATAGTAATACTGTGGACGAAATTAATGATGTTTACTATCAAGTAAGATTCAAAAGATCGGACCATAGCTATAAAATAACTAGAGGAATTACAAGTGATTGTGATTTTGGCAGTGGTACTGCGGCTAAATTATAAAAATGAGAAAATATAAGTACGAAATATTGCAAAAAAATATATTATCGGTTGTTTTATATAACGCTGGGCAGTATTGGTATGATAATAACCTACAGTTAGTTCCATGGTCAGCAACAACTGTACCAACTAGTGGAACAACAGTCATGGATGTTAAATGGTATAGCGATATCACTTACACCTCTGGAGATACCATTTATTATAATGGTAAAATATATAAATCATTAGTTGTTTCAAATTTAAATAAAATACCGTCAACACAAACATCGTTTTGGGTTGAGCAACCAGAAGCGTTAACGTGGACAGACAAAGGTTATTATTATAGATGGAATGGAACATCTTGGGTTAACATTGGAAAAAATAAATCAGCTGCATATCCAGATTATGAATTACCAATACTTCTAGATTCAAAAGTAGATGAATTAGGTGTTATGGTTGGTTTTGATGGTGATATCGATCAAGTAGAACAACTTTGTAATTTTACATATAAAGCTTCTGGAAACACCGTAACTGTTTATAACACAACCAATACAAATACTTTAAAAAGAGTCGTTGACGCAACCTTCCAAATTAATTGGGGAGATTCTACAGCCTCTTCTATTTCAATTTTAGGTAACGCAACCAAAACATATTCAACTGCAGGTAGTAAAGTAATTTCAATTACAATGAATAGCCCTTGGAAAGTACAAACATTATCAAGGACAATAAAGCTACCTTTAGTTATCGGTGATCCAACTAGTTTGGGTACCCTTACTTTTACCTTCCCATACACAGATTATGGTGTGGCGGCTTCAGGATCAACAAAAACACTATCGTCAACAAGTTTAACATTTGTTGCTGTTGGTAAAAGTAGAATTATAGAAAAAAAATTATACGGCCAAACGGCTTATACGGGTGTAACATCAACTTCACTACCTGGTACAACCTTAAGCTGTTCAAAATATACAGTTGATGGCTTAGATTATTATGATTGCTCAGACGGGGTAACCTATGTTACAGGAAAAGTGCCAAACCACATTATAAATGGAACTTCTGGATTTACAACAGGTAACAGTACAGATTTTGCTACAGAGTATGTGGTAAATAAAATGTTAACCAGAAATGAGCATTTTTTGGGGTTTGTTTCAGATCCATCGGTTTATTCTGACATATTTGTTGAAAGAGGTAAGATGGGGGTATCTGAATTTAATTTAAGATTAGGGGAAATTGACAATATTGGCGAATTAGACATATATGGAAATGGATTTTTCGTTGTGAAAAAACAATAAAATTATATTTATTATTAAAATGCTATGGCAGTAGGAAGTTACGGAACAATAAGACCAGCGGATGTATCACCAGAAGATGTAGAAATACTACTTCACTATGCTGCGGACAGAGGTGCAACTACCGATTCAACACTAACAAAGTTGGATTCGGCAGCTATCTTATCACCATTATATCACAATGCAAATACAACTGATGATACAAACGCTCCAAATGTGGAGGTTTTGGGTGGTATGTATACATTAAGATTAGAAAGTACCACATTCTCCGAGTTAGGGATATACACACTTCACGTAAGACCAAAACAAATAAGAACACAAATAACAGATTGTGGTGTTTTAGCATCATTATCTTCAGTTAGGGGTATTGTAATTGATCTTGGAAACGTTGAACAAGAGGATAGATCTAAATTCGCCCCACAGGGTTTGGTTGGATATAGAGTAGAATATATAAGTGTTACTGATAATAAAAAAGTCCAAAATTTTTATAAAATTGTAACATCTTCATTTTATTGTGAGCCAGTAACAACAAACTTAACAAATACCACACAAAAATCAGTTAGATATAGATATTCAGACTCACCAACAAACTTAGTGTTTTTGACTGTCACCCCATCTTCTGCACCTACTAATAAACCAAATACTGTCCCATTTATTGGCCAACCACTACAAAAAATTATACTAACAAACAGCTATTTTAATCCAACTACGATTGAGGTAGAAATGGTTGAACATGACGCATCTACGCTTGCACTTGCTCTTTATGGTAATCAAAGTAAGGCGGTATCTTCAGGTATCTACACGATCTATGATGGCTCAAACAACATTTATAAACAGTTTAACCTATACGAAGTTAAGGACGAATTTAATGAGACATTATATGAGATTCGTGAGGGAAGGACTGATATAGACCAAACGTTAAACTTTGACGATATTACTGAATAATAATGGCAAAAAGAAAAGTTCCGAGTCAGGCGGCTAGTGGTTTTGATACGTTTAACGATAGTCTCGTTGGTAGACAAATTACCGACGGTACTAGTCAATTGACTAATACGAACTTCGCTCTTGATACGATTGTCCCAGAGAAAGACTCAAAAAAATTCCAAACTGCGCCATTTTCAGATTTTATTACATTAGAAAATCTTAAGGTTGAGGAAGATGTTCCAACAACAGTTGTACAATCTGATGGTAAAAAAAGACCAGTAAGATTTAATACAAATAAAAGAGATGCATCTAAGTCTCTTTTTGGATCATTAAGAGAAAGAATAAGAGTCTCTATTGCTAGAATTGCTAAAAATTTTCCCGGCGGTATTTTTATTGACAAAGATGCTTTAGCGTCTATTAACAGTTACACTGCTGAAAATATAACACATAATCCAACAACTAATACAACCACATTTAAAACTCAAGTTGGTAGATTTTTTAATCCTTTTGATATTGTATTAAAAGAACCAACAGCAAGTCAATTAATTGAAGTTGAAAATAAAATAAGAAATTTATTTTCTTCATATACAAAATATTGTATTGTAATAGAGGATAAAACTTATGCTGTAACAAGTTACGTACAGCCAGATCAGTTTAACCAAATAACACTTGTTGTTGATGGTAAACCATTTACTGGTGCAACATATTCAGATAGTTTTATTTTAAGACCAAATGACAGTGTTGTTGAAGAATTTTATTTAGGTTTAGACGATTTAGAACAAACATTATTAAATCGAGAAACATACCCAATATATCAAGCTGGGTTTACGGTTCCTAGAACTAGTTTAGACGAAACAAAAACAGAACTGATTTCCATATTAGTTAACTGGCCAACATCAAAAGATGGGTACAACATTCAAATTACCGGTCTTAAGTTCGAGGAATATCTAACACGTTTAAGTGACTTAGCAACTGAAATTGATAACTATAAATCCAATTTAGTTACAAGATTTCTTGTTGCGCCGCAATTATTTGAATTTGACACAGAGGATCAAAAAATTGATAAGATATTTCAATTATATGGTCAGAGCTTCGATAAAGTAAAATCTTATATTGACAATATCGCGAACATGAGAAATGTTTCTTATGACGCAATTGATAATATCCCAGATGTTTTTCTTAAAAACTTAGCAAATACACTAGGTCTTAATACCATTAATTTATTTGATCAAAAAAGTTTAGAAGAACAAATATATAAAGCTTCTTCCACTGTTTACAATGGACAAGCTATTGGTAAAAATTTAGTAGAAGCCGAACTTGAATTCTATAGAAGGTTATTAGTTAATCTAGCATTTATATATAAATCAAAAGGCACTAGAAGTAGTATTGAATTTTTCTTAAAGTTTATCGGTGCGCCAGATCCAATGGTGAAAATAAACGAATATGTTTATAAAGTAACCAGTGCGTTACCTCCATCTACTTTAGATGATCTAAATAACACATTAAATAATATTAATGTTAGTAATAGTGTAACATTTAATAGTGATACATACACTTATACCGTTTCTTCTTTAACAGGGTTAACAACAAATAATCAACTAACCGATTACCCCATCGACGAAACAACATTATTACCTAAAGCTCCAACAACAAATCAAGAAAATGTTTTCTTCCAAATGGGGTCTGGCTGGGCAAATGTTAGCTTAGATCATAGATCTTCCGATGTCCTTGATACTGAAAATTCAGTATTAACCGGAAGAACTAAAACGCTATTAACAACAGCAAAACCATATTCTTATGGTGAAGAGTTTTTTGATAATTACAGAACATTACCTGGCTTAGATTATGGTTTCACAATAAAAAGTGAAATTGATAATCAGCAAGGACAAATCTTAGAAGACGAAGCTCTTTCAAATTTAATTCTTAATAGAAAAAACATAAACGTATTCGTATCTGCAGCAAATGCTGTTAACTATGATATTTGGAGAAAATCTAGAGAACTTGAAGTAACTTTTGGCACAAATAGTCTACCACCACAAACTGGTGTAACTTTTGCACAATATTTAGAAAATACCTTCTCAAATCAAATAACTAATTCAAATATAATAAGATATAAGAAGAATTATATTGCTTTAGAGGATGTTTATCAGGATTATATAAATCAATTAGTAGCATCTGGTTATACAACTTATGATATAATATCAACATCTGATTTTGTTAATCAGATGAGCCCATATTGGTCAAATGTTTTAGAACAAATTATACCATCAACAACATTATGGATGGGGGGTAATTTAATTGAAAACAATGTTTTTGGTAGACCCAAGTTTTCATATAGAAAACCATGTAAACCATTAGAGATTGTAGAAAATTTATATCCAGAATTTGAAACAGTAATTGAAGAAGATCTTGAAACAATAATTGGAGATCCAGATAATCTAAGAGGTTTAATTGAATTTAGTGGTGTAACATTTACTTTACATATTGATATTGACGGTACTGATTATAGTGGAACGACACAAGTAGTTTTAACCGGCAGTACCTTATTTGGTACTGGTTTTACTGCTGTGGAAAGTTGTAGTGTACTAACTTCCTCAACATCTAAAATACCACTTATTTGTGAATATAAAAATTGGATTAATTTAAATTTAACAACAATAAAAGCCGCTTGGAAAAACGCCATAGCATCTCTTGTTGAACAAATTAATCAAACAGAAACACAATATAGTGCATTCAATACCCCTTCATATGTTCCTGGAAATGCTATATTGTCAGGAAAAACACAATTAATATCTTATGAATTTTTCACAGATAATAATGGTGTTGAAAAAGTTAAATTTATTGCACACACAAACTCTTCTGGAGAATGTTTAGTAAAAGATAATTTAGATTTTTATTTTGATGTTGATTACAAATATACTGAGCCAAAATGTCATTTAGATTTATCATTTGATGCGTCTTGTGATGTTTATTCTGGTTATCCAACTTGTAAAGTTGCAACAGATGTTATTGTTAGCTTAACAGGTGTTACTGTTCAATCTGGTAACGATAGTGGATGGGGTGTATATGTTCAAAGAAATTGTACACCAGGAAATAACATCAGTACAGGATACCACCCAACTTATACAGATACAAGTTTCTTCCAAATTGTTGGAGAAAATTGTAAGTTCAAACTTAGTAATGTAAGAGAAGATGAGGTTATTGATTTAATTTTTACTGATGCAGCAAACTGTGATAAAAAAGTAAAAATAGAAGGACTAGCATTAAGATATGTAGAATACCCATCTGAAGTGCCTGATTTACCGTTAGTTGTTAACACTGGCTATACATTAGTACCAAAAGTACAATATAGAAACACATACAATTATGGTTTAAAACACAATACTAAAGTTATTGTTGTTAGTGGTGCTACAATTAATTCATCTACAACACCAGCAAATATTACTAGTTATTTAGCTGCTGGAACTCTTGTTAAGAAAGATGTTAAAGATTTAGTTAATGGAAATGTCATATTAGGTGCAACATACTTATCATGCACCACACTTTCATCAAGCATGTTTGAATATGCTAGTGAAAACAATGATTATTCTTTTTCATATGATTATTCAACGCATACAATTAGCGATATTGATTGTTTAGGATCTGTAAAGAAAAGTGAAATAATAGGTATGACCTCAAACGGTCAACAGGTTGTTATTGAAGTTTTACCAACAACAAAACTACGTGTTTACACAAATAAAGAGGTTGATGAAGCAACATATAGGGTATCTAAACGAGATGGTTACTTTTTTGATTCTAGATCTCCAGAGTTTTTGCAATTAAAACCAGAAACACCGGAGGAGCCTTGTTGTTATTATCCATCAGATTATTATGATACTGGTGATTTTTTAATTACAGAAAAAGGTGAATTATTAGAGGTTATTTCAGTTAATTTAAATTACTGTGAAAATAATCTTTATTATAACATTAATATAACAGGAACACAACCTCAAAACCTAATATTGTTTAATGGTAATGATGGAACACAAGTATTAATACAACACTCATATACTAAGTTTAATAGACTTAATATGAGCTTAAGTCAATATTATATTGATAATCAATGTTGTAAAACTGAAATTGAAGATCCTGTAAGAAATTATACAACTGAATGTGGTGTTATAACCCCGGCCGTACCTTGTGGTAGCACATATCCAATAGTAACCCCAAGTCCAACATCTACACCTACACCAACAAATACATCTACCAGTACACCTACCATAACTAGCACACCAACCGCTACAAATACACCTACATCGACACCAACACCAACGTTGACTGAGACACCAACTAGTACACCTACAAATACATCAACAAACACTGGTACGCCTACTGTAACAGAGACGCCAACTAGTACACCAACAGTAACAACAACACCAAATTGTGAATTTGTAATTGATACAAATGTTGTGACGCTAACACCTACACCAACAACAACTTCAACATCAACACCAAATTGTGAATTTGTAATTGATACAGTTGCTGTAATTCCCACTCCGACACCAAGTATCACTATAACACCGACATCAACATCAACACCAAATTGTGAATTTGTTATTGATACAGTTGCAACAATTGCAACCCCAACACCGAGCGTCACTATAACGCCGACATCGACATACACACCAAATTGTGAATTTGTTATTGATACAGTCGCAACAATTGCAACACCGACACCAAGTGTTACTATAACGCCAACATCAACTTTTACATCTAATTGTGATTTTATAATTGATACAATTGCAATTATTGCAACACCAACACCAACAGAAACAGCTACACCAACTATAACTGAAACACCAACAACAACATCATCAGATAGTTGTGAATTTGTAATAGATATTAATTCAGTTATATCAACACCTACACCAACCTCTACCACAACGCCAACAATAACTTCGACACCAACAATTACATTTACAGAGGGATCTTGTGATATGACTTATGAAATTGTTGAAAGTTCTCAAGGGATAATTCTTGAAAGTGGTGCAAGTTTTATTGTGGATGAAAATAATACTGACATATTAATAGAAGAATAAATAAAAAAAAATATTTAAATAAAATGAGTATAACTAGAATTTCAGAATTACAACGATTAACAACCCCAACAAGCGGATCGTTATTTTATATGGCTCAAGGAAATGGTCCATATGATTCTGCTGCTATAACACATGAAGATTTATTTTCTGGTGTTATAACAAGTGGCACAACAAGATTTTTTGGTTCATATAGTAGTTCCGTGATTCAAACAGGAACTACAAATACTGAGCATTTAATGACATTTAATAGTCTTGATGCAACAAATGGGTGTACATGGGCTAATGGATCACAAATGATTGTTAGTAACCCAGGATCGTATAATTTACAATTCTCTGCTCAATTATATAGAGTACAAGGTGGAACAACGGAAAATTTCTATATATGGTTTAAGAAAAATGGTACATCTATTACAAGCTCTAATACAGTAATAACTTTCGCCAATAACGGTGAATATGTTGTTGCTGCTTGGAACATAATATACCCCAACTTAAATAGCGGTGATTATGTTGAAATTGCTTGGGCAACAACAGATAGTAATATACAAATAACATCACTGACCCCAACTATTGGTCCGTCAGTGCCATCAGTAATAGCAACATTAACTCAAATATAATAAATGGCAACAATAAGATTATATAGTGCATCTGGTTTATACAACGGTTATTATGCTGATGTTGTTTTTCATCCATATAGCGGAGGAACAGCTGTTACCATCGGAACCAACGTACTTATACCTTATTTTTGGACCTCAGATTATTACTACGGTACATACGATTTTAATTTTAAAAATGAACTTGAAGGGTTTGTCTGTAACCTAGAAATAGTTCCAGGAGTAACCCCAACACCAACCTCAACCCCGACGATAACAATTACACCAACTGAAACACCAACAACAACATCATCGGATAGTTGCGAGTTTGTAATAGATATCAACGCGGTTATAGCAACACCAACACCAACTTTAACGCCAACTGTAACATCTACTGAAACACCAACAACAACATCATCAGATAGTTGTGAGTTTATTATTAATATTGATGCTATTGTTGCAACACCAACACCTACCTCTACTTCAACAGTAACCGAAACACCTACTATAACACCAACATGTGATTGTCCTGAAGGATTTACAGCCACAAATGATGGGGGTGCATGTTATAGAGTATTAACATCAACCCCAACATCAATTGAAAACTTGTTAGTTGGTGATGGTGGTAGTAACTCAGCATACGGAATGTATGGTGTTAAGATATACAATGAAAATGACTACAATACTGTTGGAAATTCGATAAGTGGTAACTTAGCATATTCTGGTTATACAACGGCATATGGTAGCCCAGATACAACACCTAACGAATCATTCTGGGCTGGTAGAATGAATCAAATTAACGTTTGGGTTGATGGTAACACGACATGGCCAAATCCAAATTATCCTGATTACGTTAGTTTCTGTGCAACATTCAATTTAACTACAACAAAAACATATTATATCGGCGTGGCTGGTGATAATGATATTACAGTTAAAATAAATTCTGTAACATTAATAAATCAAGCAGATAACTCACCAGTAGATAATTTTAGATTCTACCACATATATCCAGTAACACTAGAAGCAGGTCCAAATATTGTTGAAATTGAAAACTGGAATAGAAGTAGTGTGGGATCGTTTGCTGCTGAGGTATATGACGATACACTAGCAACATTGACTGGGGTAACCAATGCAAGTGAATTAAATATAATGTTCTCAACAGGTGATTACTTACCTGGTGGACCTTTGGCGGGTGAGGGATTCTGCACAAACTATAGCTGTCCAGCTGGTTATACTTTAGACACCACTGATCCAGAAAATCCTGTATGTAAAAAGATTGAGTACGTAGATTGTGGTACAATATATACCCCAACACCAACATCAACTGCAACACCAACAGTAACCCCAACCCCAACAGCAACTGAGACACCAACAGCAACAGATACCCCAACAATTACAATTACACCAACTGAAACATATACACCAAACTGTGAATTTATAATTGATACAGTGGCAGTAATTAGTACGCCTACCCCAACATCAACACCAACAGTAACACCAACCGTAACATCTACTGAAACACCTACAGTAACAGAAACACCTACAATTACTTATACACCAAATTGTGAGTTTGTAATTGACACAGTGGCTTTAATTACTACACCCACACCTACATCGACACCAACACCAACGTTGACTGAGACACCAACATCTACATCAACTGAAACACCAACACCAACTGTAACTGAAACACCAACCGCAACACCAACATCAACATACACACCTGATTGTGTGTTTGAGGCTGCATTAGGTACCCCATTAGTTGTTGATGAAAACACTGAAATTAATATTTGGTTTGACGATAGCGGCTCAATGAACTCAACACTATCACCATTACAAAGTATGAGAGATACTATTTTAAGAGATTGTCTCGTTCAATTCTACAATAATGATTATAACACATATGATCAAAACGTAACGGTAAGCAACTTCTCAAGTAAATCTGGTGGTACTGAAAGAACAATGTACGTATTGAACACAACAGGAACAACAGCTGGTATAACCAAAGTTATAAACTTAGTATTCCAAGACGAATCTTCTCCATACGCTGCTGATGGTAGCTCATTTAATACCAGTGTCAGAACAGGAACGTATGATACTGATATAAGCGGCTTAAGATCAACGCTTGACAATGTTCCTAATAGCAGTTATTATAGAGGTATTGTGTTTAGAGTTAATACGGGTCCAAATTCATATGATGGATTTAGACAATTCTTGGTGGCGGTTAAAGATGGAACCGGTGCATACTCAGGAACAAACGGTCTATCTGATAAGAGTGAAATAACCTACATTTCAAATGTCACAGCGGGTTCAACCGCTCAATATTATGCGGATCAAATAATAACAGCACTAAACACATTGGGATATAATTTAAACCCGTGTAATCAAAGTTAATGAATAATTATATAAAATAATGGCAAAACAATTCACAGTAACAATATCTTCAGGAACGGCACCAGGGCCATACAACATTTATTATGATGTTGTTGATCCGTTGAATATTGCTACGGTGGTTTCAACGTCATTACCCGCAACAGGAATAACATATTCAGATTTAACAGATATAAACGGTGTGTTAGTTTCTGTACCTGATAATGCATATAAAATAATCTTATATAACACAGATCCATATTGTTTAATTGGTGACGATTTAATTTTACCAACACCAACACCAACTGCCACACCAACTTCAACACCAACACTTACAGCAACACCAACCGAAACACCAACCAACACTCCAACTATTACTCTTACACCAACATCAACCTATACCCCTAATTGTGAATTTTTAATAGACACTATTGCGGTTATAGCGACACCAACGCCAACATCTACATCAACCCCGACCCCAACAAATTCTGCACCAGTAGATATTAATTTAAGCAATAATACAGTAAATGAAAACAGCCCAATAAACACAATTGTTGGAACTTTAAGTACTAATGATGTTGATTTAGGCGACACACATACTTATTCCATACAATCAACTGGGGATGCGGCATCTTTTAACATAGATGGTTCTGATTTAAGAACATCCGCAATTTTTGATTACGAGAATAAATCATCATACAGTATAATCATAAAATCAACCGATGCCGGTGGATTATTTTATGATAAAGCGTTTACAATTAATGTAACAAATATTAATGAAGCGCCATATGGTTTAAATTTAAACGGAAGTATTCCGGAAAATTCACCCACAGGAACAACTGTTGGTACAATAACAGCGCTTGATCCTGATAGTGGTGATACATTTACATACGAATTTATAGATTCATTATCTTATCCAAATAATAATAAATTCACATTAACTAGTGGAGGGGTTTTAAAGTCTGCTGAAATTTTTGATTATGAAATCCAAAATTCATATCCAATTAAAGTTCGAGCAACAGATTCTAATTCTTTAACATTTGAAGGTGTGTTAACAGCTTATGTAACAAATGTTAATGAAGCACCATATGGTTTTAGTATTTCTAATGATACTATCCCAGAAAATTCAGCAACAGGAACAACTGTTGGTATTTTAAGTGGATTAGACAATGATTCTGGAAATACATTTACTTATGCACTTAGAGATACTATAACTTATCCTGACAACAACAGCTTTATCATAAGTGGATCAACACTCAGATCAGCTGCTGTCTTTAATTATGAGGTAAAAAATGAATATTTAATTAAAATTAGAGTAACAGATCAAGGTGGGTTAACTTATGATGGTACATTATATATCTATGTTAGTAATGTTAATGAAGCACCAACAAATATTGGTTTAAGTTCATTATCAATTGAGGAAAATGTGGCAACAGGAACAACCATTGGAACATTTTCAACAACTGACCCAGACGGCGGTACATTTACATACAGTTTAGTTGATTTAGCAAATTATCCAGATAACTCTAGTTTTAGTATTAGTGGTATAACACTAAAATCTGCAGCAGTATTTAATTTTGAAACAAAAAGTTCTTATACAATAAGAGTCCGATCAACCGATTCAGGTGGATTAACATTTGATAAAACATTAACAATATCGATAACAAATGCTAATGAAACACCAACAGCTATTTCATTATCATCAAATACAATAGCAGAAAATTCTGCAACCGGTACAACAATTGGAACACTATCAACAACAGATCCAGATGCTGGTGACACATTTACATACACTTTAGTTGATTTAGCAAATTATCCAGATAACTCTAGTTTTACTATTACTGGAGCATCTTTAAAATCTGCGGCAATATTTGATTTAGAAACAAAATCTTCATATTCAATAAAGATTAGATCAACAGATGCCGGTGGTTTAACATTTGATCAAGTATTTGCAATCTCAGTAACCAATGTTAACGAAGCACCAACAAATATTTCTCTAAGTTCAGTTTCAATTTCAGAAAATGTACCAACTGGTACAACAATAGGGACATTTAGTTCATCTGATCCAGATGCTGGCGACACCTTTACCTATGCCTTAGTTGACACATCATCATATCCAGGAAATTCAAGTTTTTCAATTTCAGGAACAACATTAAGAAGTGCCGCGGTATTTGATTTTGAAACACAATCAAGTTATACAATTAGAGTTAGAGCAACAGATGCTGGAGGATTAACATATGATAAATCGATTGTAATTTCAATTACTAACGTAACTTTAACGGTTGGTGTATCAACCACAACTAATGTAACATGTAATGGTGGCTCAAACGGTGTTATTACTGTTTCTGGGGTTACTGGAGGTACTGCAAGTTATACATATTCAAAAGATGGTACAAATTATCAAGCGTCAAATGTTTTCAGTGGGTTAACCGCTGGTTCATATATTTTATATGCTAAAGATTCATATGGTGAAGTTGGTAATAGTAGTGTAGTAACAGTGACTGAGCCAACTATAGTTAGTTCAACATTATCTAGAACAAATCCAACTTGTATAGGAAGTACAGATGGTTCGATTACCGTAACATCAGCTTCTGGAGGTACAGGCTCTGGATATACCTATTCTAAAGATGGTTCCACATATCAAACCGGTACAACCTTCAGCAATTTAGGTAATGGGACATATACAATTTATGTAAAAGATAGTGCCGGTTGTGTAAGAACAAACACAATAGGTTTAGATAGAACACAAGTAACCGCAACAGTATCACAAACAAATGTAACATGTAATGGCGGTAGCGATGGATCAATAGTTGTTTCTGATTTATCAGGAGGCCAAGGTGGTCCATACTCAACAAAATTAAATTCGGGCGGAACTTATCAAGTATTAACTACCTCTAGAACCTATTCTTCTTTATCGGCTGGTTCATATACTATTTATGTAAAAGATAGCGCTGGTTGTGAAAATACATATGCTGTAACAATAACACAACCAACTCAAGTTACTGTTAGTTCATCTGGATTACAATATCCAACTTGTTGGAATAGCACTAATGCAGGGTTCACACTAAGTGCTTCAGGCGGATCTGGAGGCGGTTATGAATATTCTAAAGATAATGGGTCAACGTGGCAAAGTAGTGGTGTGTTTACCAATTTAAGTTCTGGTGTTTATACCGTTAAATCAAAAGATGGTAATGGATGTCAATCTTCTAGTGCGACTGTAAGTGTAACAAAATCCGCTCCAACACCAGTTGTAAATCAAACAAATGCTTATTGTAATGGCGGTACCGGCTCATTAAATGTTGTTGGCGCAAGTGGTGGTAATAATGGACCATATACAGTATCTCTTAATGATATTACTTACTACACAGTACAAAAGATTTTCAGTGATTTATCACCAGGAAACTATACGTTATATATAAAAGATGCAACAAATTGTAAAGCATCATATACCTATGTAATTACTGAGCCATCTGCATTAACAGTAAGTGTTAATTCAGCAACAAATCCAACGTGTTGGGATGGTGCTGATGGTTCTATAACATTATCCGCGTCTGGTGGTACTGGAACAAAAACATATTCAAAAGATGGTACAAACTATCAGGCAAGTGCAACATTTAGTAGTTTAGGTACTGGAACATATGTATTATATGCTAAAGACGCTAATAATTGTGTTGCTGCAACAACACAAACTTTATCTAAATCTGCACCAAACGCAACAATATCAATTTTTAATCCAACTTGTGTTGGAGGAACAGGTAGTATTTCAGTTAATTCTGGAACAGGTGGTAACGGTGGTACTTATCAATCTAAATTAAACGCTGGTGGCACATATGGAAATTTACCACAGGCGTACGCTAGTTTGGGTGATGGTTCATATACTATTTATGTTAAGGACGGTTCAAATTGTGTTCAAACATACACAACTTCAATTACGGTTCCAAGTGCAGTATCATTCTATACAAATGTGGTATATCCAACTTGTTATGATAGTACAAATGGTTCAATAACAGTAATTGCAAGTGGTGGTGCTGGCTCATATCAATATTCTATTAATGGAGGATCAACATGGCAATCAAGTAATAGCTTTACTGGCTTATACTCAGCAACATATACTGTTAGAGTTAAAGACGGAAACGGATGTGAATCGTCTAATCAAAACACTAATTTAAGTAAGGCGGCACCAAGCGCAACAATAACGCATTCTAATATATCTTGTTACGGTGGTTCTAATGGTTCAATAACAATAACAAACCCAACTAGTGGTAATAGTGGACAATTAACAGTTTCATTGACTGGTGATTTCTCAGACTATTACTTATTCAATTTGGTTAATGGTGTTCCAACAGCAACATTTAATAATTTAACTTCTGGAAGTTATACGGTGTACCTTAAAGACTATAATCAGTGTGAGGCGACATATGGTGTATACATATCAGAACCATCACAACAATATGCAACAATTAATAATGCAGTTAATCCTGGATTTTATTCCCCATCAGCTGGAAGCCTTGATATTAGTTCTAGTGGTGGTGTGTGGCCTAAGACATATAGATTATATAAGGACACTAGCTCACCATATACAACTTGCGGTGGAGATATAGTGGCAGAATATTATAGTGTTGCGTCTAGTAACCCAACAAGATCAATAACAGGTTTAACATCTGGTGGATATTGTCTTGAAGTTACTGATACAAATGGTTGTATAACAACAAGTGGTTTAACAGTTTTAACTGATGGGGATGCTCCAGGATATTGTTATACAATGACTTACGTAACAATACCAAATGATTTATATGTAAGATATAGAGACGTTACAGATACGGTACAAACAGTATTAATTCAGAATTTAGCGACCATGGATAATGGTAATGGTACATATACTGTAGGTATTTGTGTTAAACCTGGATCATCATATTCTACACCAGTTTGTGTACAAGGTGGTGTTGAAGTTACTTGTTTTGATAGTTGGACCCAAGGTGGAATTTGTGAATCTGATGGTGTATGTCTAATAGGTAGCGTATAAAAAAATTATAAACAATTTCAAATAAACAAATATTTATACAAAAAGAAAAAACAATGATAGTTACATTCACATTACAAAATCAATATTCTGGCGCAACATATGTTGCTGGGCCTTTTAATATTTCAGGAACAACCAGCGGTAATGTTACCACAGAATTAGCAACAGGGGTAACAAAGGAACAATTATTAACCGGACATACAATTACTGGTATTAGTGATCTCACAACTGGTGGTACAATCGCAAGTACCGGAATTTGTACAAATACCCAGCAATGGGAAGCTTTCCCATCCCAACCAACACCAACGCCGACAACTACATCAAGTGTAACAGCAGAATGTTGGACTGTAACATACAGTACAACTAATCCACCACCAGGTGATTTATATGTAAGATATAGAGATTATGACGGTACCGTCCAAACAGTTTTATTAAGTAACATTGAATCAATGGATAACGGTAATAGTACAATCACAGCTGGTTTATGTGTTTCATTTAGTGGAGCTTATAGTACACCTGTTTGGGTTCAAGGTGGTGTAGAAATTACAACAGAGTGGTTATGGTCAAATGACGGAACACCTTGTACAACTAATGGAACATGTTTAATTGGTAATTAAAAACTAATTTAATATTATATTTTAAAACCCCTTCAAAACGAGGGGTTTTTTATTTATATTTTATAAGAGTTGTATTTATGTAGTATGGGATTAAATCTAAAATTAAAAGGTATTGTTTCACCAAACCCATTTAAGTTATTATATAAAACTGGGCCCACCGCAGGTAATGAATCTGTGGTCACAACCGGGTATACATATTATCCAAATTCTGGTACAACTTATCAAGCAAGTTCTGATGGATCATATTACAACACAAACCCTATTATTTTTAGTGGAGCGTCCTATAGTACACAATATTGGTTTAAAATTTTAGATACAGTAACCGGAGGTTATGTGATTGAAAATATTTTCACAAATCATGAGGAGGTTTATGATAATTGTATAAATTGTTGCTTATTTACTGGAGGTACATCGAATTATATTGATTGTAGATTTAGCGGTGGTTCTGCTATTAGCGATCAAATCATTACCCCAAGCCCAACACCAACAACAACCCCTGCAGATTGTACTTTTACTGGAGGATCGTCTGAATATAATGTTATAATAACGCCAACACCAACAACAACTACAACACCAACAACAACTACAACACCAACAACAACTACAACAACTACATCAGCAAGAATTGATTGGGTTATAGGTGCAGATTCTGGTGGACGATTAGTTATCTTAGATAAAAATGGTGCAACATTATTAGATGAAACCACATCTGCTGGAGGATCAAGAAGTGGAACTATATATGTTTTAGAAAGTTTATTACCATATACAATTAGAGGGATGTGGGCTAGTGGATCGGGTAATATTATAAGATATAGAGTTTGTGATATTATTGGAACATCAGAATTACATTTAAGTAGCCCGATTGACAATCTGCTTGGAGAAGAGGATTACACACCATCACCAACACCTTTACATGTATCTGTGACATTAAGAGCTAATAACAATATACCTATTGGGTGTCCAGTATAATAAAATAAAAGAATTAATATTTATAACATATGGCATTTAACGCTTCAGTAAATTTAGGAACAGTAGGAAACGGAATCACAGGACAAACCGTTTCAATATCAGGATGTACAGGTGCGTCTTGTGGAAGTGGCTGTACAAGTCTAGTAACATCACAAGCGGTATCTAGTTTTCCAAAAACAATTTCATCAATACCTGATGGAACGGTTAGTTTATTTGTTAAAGTGGACGGCGGAGATTGTTCTGGTACAACACAATGTATTTCAATAACTGGAATACCAGGTGTAACACCAACACCAACAACAACTTCTACCACTGTTACCCCAACAATAACACCAACAACAACTACCACACCAACTACCACACCAACTACCGTTGATCCAACAATTACACCAACAACAACTACTACTACCGTTACACCAACAATTACACCAACAACAACAATAACCCCTACTAGCTTGCCAGGATGTAGTTCTACTGTAACAGGTGAATATACTGGGCCAACGATTTATAATTACCCTGATCGTCAACTAGATTTTACAGGGGTGGCTAACGGATCGCTAATTAATTTTACGTGTACAGCAAACGATAGACCAAACAATATTTCAATTAGAACAGATTTAACAATTATTGAAAGTACAGGATGGTTTGGTAATTCATCTGGTTATGATTCAAATGATTATTGGTACCCAACTCAAACTGGCCCAATAACATTAACAATAACATATGATAACACCCAAACATATTACATAGATGTATTAACAGCACCAATGTTAGCTGCGCCAAATGACGTAAATGACTATTGGGAGGTAAGTATACAATGTCTTGGTGTTCCGACGTTAACACCAACAGTAACACCAACAACAGTTTATGTATACTACAGAGCAGAAGAAGTCATGGACACTAATATATCAACAACTTATTGTAATAATTTTGGTTCAGGTGGACAAGGTTATCTAATTAACTCACCATTCTATACAACTGACGCAATTTTAACACCAGGTACTACAACAATCTATAGTGATTATGGTTTAACAACACCTGTTGCGGGTTCTTGGTCATTAGGTAATGTAACAAGAATGGCATATATAACTGAATCAGAAAACCAAAGTGCGCAAAATACCCCAACAACAACAAATCCTAATGGTGATTTATTATATGATGGAGGTACATATAAATTTATAAGAGTAGATTCAAATGGTGGTATTATATCAGTAGGTAATGATAGTTGTTCAGGTGGACCTGGTGGGCCTAGTGAAGCATAAATGATTAAAATAAATAAGTATAAATGAGCTTTTTAGATAGCAGTAATTCAGAATTCTTATCAGCAAGAATAACCAGAAAGGGTAGAAAATCTATCGCTGAAGGTAATTTTGTTATAAAATATTTTCAGGTTGGCGATTCTGAATTTGATTATACTTTTAGTGGATTTACCGGGGCAGGCACAACACCAAGACAAAGGGTATTGGCGCCTATGGATGGAGATCAACATGTGAAGTATCCCTATCTATTAACAGGTACAGATACAATCAACTATGGTAACGCTGTTGAACAATCAATAACAACCACATTAAAAAATGCAATGGGCCCAGCTGGATTCGTTACAAACTATAGACCATATGATAGTGATGTTTGTACTGGAACCACTGTTGAATGCTTAGTTAAAGAAATATCATTATCAGAAGTTGATGGAACTAATATTTTATCAGTTCCTAATGCTACAGGTTATTCACAGTGTGAATTCGTAACATTAGTATTTAAGAATCAATTTGTTAGTCAAAATTATGTTATAAGTGGGACATCACAAAGCTTAGTTTATAAAATCACAAATGTTAGTCCTACAGAATTAACATTTGACAGACCGATGCCAAATCTTTCAGCGGAGACCGGATATGCACAAGTTATTTGCAATAGATGTAGTTTAGAATACCCAGAAGCACCAACAGGCTCTACGGTTTGTTCACCATTACCAGTTGACAATCTAGCACAACACGATCCATGGACACTAGAAACAATATGGACACAAAAACCAGCTGGATTAGACGCATCAGATGAAGCATTAAGTGGTTATACTGGAACACAGTTCGCATCATTAAAAGAATACTTAGGTTATACCTCTACCGGCCAAACATTTACAAATTTAACTGGTGGGACGATTTCTAATCCAACATCATATACTAACTCATTTGGAGAAAGAATAGATGTAAAACCAGAAGATCAAAGATGTATTGCGGTTATTCATTATTCAGAATTAGGTGACATTGTTAATGATCCAGAAAGATTTTTTAAATATGATGATTATATTGGGAGCGAAACAGATGAAGAATATTACACATACGATCCAGATGATTTAGTTTCTGATGTTAATCATTTTGAAGTTTATATTCCTTTTATTTTTTATCACAGAAATACCGGAACAACAATCGGCGCAAAATTTGTGATGGATACAACTGATTATTATGTTTCATCAGCAAAAAATACTAAACCAAACACAAACAATCTTAAGTTTAGATTTTTATTAGACGAACAAGGTATTCGTGTTGGTAAAGTATTTGTTGATAAAAAAATTATTGTATTTGATGACCAAGAATTGGTGGCCGTATTAGAATATAAAACAAATAGAAAATATACATTACCAGCACCTAGATTCAACACAGTGCCATTAGATTTACCGACATTCTATGATTTAGATCCAGTAGTTCTTACAGGAGAAACCGCTTGGGTTACATATATGTTCCAATACACTGGTGACACCTATAGAAATGGTATGCATTGTAACTATTATGGAAAGATCACAGGAACAACAAATTCAAATATTGGTTTTAGATTTGAAACCGGTGATTTTAAATTTTTAAGTAATTCATCATATTTTACCGGGTTTACAGCAAATAAATTTTATGCATTAGTTCAAGTTGTACAAACAGGTAATCCACCATCATCAGACGGATGGAAAATTATTGACTTAACAACACAAATATCTGGACACACTGTCGGTAACCTTATTTCTAAAACAAATATGTGTGGTTACCAATTTGTTATCACCGGAGATATGTATGATAGTGCCATTACTGCACCTACATATGATATAGAAAATTATCTTGGCCCATTACCAAATATCGATCAACCAACATTACCACAGTTTGGAGATTCACAACCTTTCCCAGGTGCAGTTCAATTAACAAGGGCAACTGACGTAGAGGTTTTAAATTTCATGGTTAATCTACCTGGAACACAATTCTTAACAAGCCAGAACCCAACATATGTTACTGGGCAACCAAAAAGAATAACAGAGGTAGCATTATTAAATGAAAATAAAGAGCCTTTAGTTACAGCTAAATTAGCTAAACCGTTAGAAAGAACAGGTAACCAGGTATTTTCCGTTAGAATTGATTTCTAAGACTTTACTATAGATTTATTTTTTCTTATTATTTGTTTTATGGACCTTAAATTCAAAAACAAATCGAAGATTCTTGGTTTAGATATTTCAACCAAGACAATTGGGTGGGCTTTATTTGACCTTACTGGAAAAAAGTTATTAGAATTAACACATTTTTCCCCAAAAATAAAACCACAACCTGAAGATAAATTAGAAGAATTAATAAAAAAGGCTGACGCTTTTAAAAAGCATCTAGAAGCATATAAGAATCTAGGTATTGTAAAAGTTATTATTGAAGAGCCGTTATTAAATTCCAATAATATCTACACAGTAGGTACACTACTTCGTTATAATACCATGATCTGTAAAGCGGTTTATGATGTGTTAGAGATTGTACCAACATTTATTTCAACATACAACGCTAGAAAGTTTGCATTTCCAGATTTAGTTGGTGACAATGGTAAAGGTAAGAACGTATTGTTCGGCGGTTATCCAAAAGATATAGATAAAAAACACGTTATCTGGGAACATGTTAACGCTGTGTGTACAGAAGTAAAATGGTTATATGGTAAAACAGGTAACTTAAAAAAAGAGAACTATGATATGGCTGATGCTGCAACAGCTGTTATAGGATATATAAACATGATAAAAGAAAACGATTAAAAATGGAAAAAACAATTAAAAGAATGGTCGACGGAAAAGTAGTACTTGAAAATGTTATTTATGATACCAGTATCAGTAAAAGAATTAATGTTACAAACCCAAACACAGGATATAAAATAAATTCAATTACTATTGATCAAATTACTTATTATCCTGTTGGAATTATCAAAGAAAAGAAGACTAAAGAAAAAATGGCAACTAATGTTTGATAAATGTTATTATTTGTGTTATATTTAATAATGTAGGCGGGAATGTAAATTTATTTACATTTTGGTTGGTTCCCCAGAGGGTGGTGTCTCTGGGGATTTTTTTTTACGGTTTTTTTTACTTATATTTAAAATATGACCGCAACAGACACCGATTTCGACCAAATTGTTGAACTTTTAGAGGATATTCTTGGTAACTACAAGATGCATAATGACTATAAAGGTCAAATATCTTTTGATTGCCCTGTTTGTTCCTATGAAATTAAAGGATTGGATGAAGGTGATGGTAAAGGGAACCTGGAAATCAACTATAGAATGGGGGTTTACAAATGTTGGTCTTGTGGTGAAACTCACGAAACCCACGGAAATCTTTACAAACTCATAAAAAAATATGGCACAAAAAAGCAACTACAGTTTTATGAGTTAATGCGCCCAGAAGACGTTGAACAACCGCAGAAAATCACTAAAATAGCTAAACTCCCAAATGAGTTTATTCCATTTTCAGGAGCAAGTATGGGGTTAAAACTCACACATCATTACAGGCAAGCATACAACTATATCAGAAGTAGGAATATAACAGATGATATGGTTAATAAACATAATATAGGGTTTGCACATGATGGTTTATTTGCAAATAGAATCATAATTCCATCTTATGATGTAAACAGAAAACTCAATTATTTTATTGCCAGGTCTTATTTACCAAAGACCAAAATGAAATATAAAAACCCAGATGTTCAAAAAGAAATTATTATTTTCAATGAACACCTAATAGATTGGAATAGAACGATTTATCTTGTTGAAGGGGTTTTTGACAGTATATTTGTTGATAACTCAATAGCAATGCTAGGTAAGGTTATGGGTGAGTTTCTTTACTCAAAGCTTTATGCAAACGCAAAAGAGATTGTGATTGTATTAGATGGTGACGCCTGGGAAGATGCACAAAGACTTTACCATAAACTGAATACAGGAAAATTGTTTGGTAAAGTGTGGGTTGTTAAAATGCCTATAGACAAAGATATTGCTGACTTAAAAGGTGATTTTGAAAATTTAGAAAAACTACAATTAGATTAATATGGATTTACTATTAGAATTAAACAAGTTTGATCACATCAAATATCATGATGAACCACATCACTATTATATTGAAGATCAATTATTAACATCTGCCACCACTTTTATTGGAAAGTTTAAAAACAAATTTGACAGCGATGGTCAAGCTGAAAGATATGCAAATAAACACGGTCTTGTTAAAGAAGAGGTATTAGCCGAATGGGATCACAAAAGAGATTATAGCACCATCAAAGGAAGCGCAGTGCATGATTATGCTGAAAACCATTGGAATAATAAAATATTTCCATACGATTCGTCACCAGCTGTTAACAGGTTTGGTGAAGACATTGTTAAACCAGCATATGACAAATGTGTAAAACTATTTGATAGATTCTATAACGATAGTAAAGCAAATTTAATACCTTTAAAAAGCGAATTTGTAATTGGCGATGCTGAATTAGGTATATGTGGAATGGTAGACCAACTATTCTGGAACAAGAAAAGCAATCAGATTCAAATCTGGGACTGGAAAACAAACAAAGCCATAAACATGAAGAGTGATTATGGAAATAGATTTAAAAGACCAATCTCACATTTAGATGAATGTGAATATAATACATATAGTCTTCAAACAAGTCTATACAAATATATTATCGAAAAGAACACAAACTTAAAGATAGGGGATCTATATTTCGTTTGGTTTTTTGAAGGTAATGACAATTACAAAGTTTTCAAATGTGCAGACATGAGAAAAGAGATTATCGACATGTTAAACTCAAAATAAAATGATTAAAAAAATTGTACACATTGCAGATTTACACATCAGAACAATTCAATTACATGATTTGTATAAAGAGCAATTTGAAAAGCTAATTGAAGAAATTAGAGAACATAGTGCACAATGGACATCTGAAGGTGTTAAATGGGATGAGATTCGTATTGTTATTGCTGGCGATATTGCACATCAGAAAATCAATATTTCAAACGAACAACTAATGTTAACCAGTTGGTTTTTAAATAAACTTTCTAGTTATGGTAAGGTTGTTATTATTCCGGGAAACCACGATTTCTTAGAAAATAATATGCAACGATTAGATAGTATAACACCGGTTGTAGAATTAATAGACAATAAAAATATTGTTTATCTAAAAGACAAAGGTGTGTATGAAGATGAAGATGTTGATTGGGTTGTATATTCATTGTACCAACACAATGAAAGACCAGATTTTAAAGCAGACGGTCGTTATAAAATTGGTTTGTTTCACGGACCAATACAAGGTATGTCAACAGATCTTGGCTTTAAATTTGAAGATGGGTATGATCGTTTAAACTTTGTTGGATTAGATTTACTTTTATGTGGTGATATTCATAAAAGACAAACATTTAAATTACCTGGTGGTGGATTAGCGGTTATGATTGGTTCTCTTATTCAACAAAACTTTGGTGAAACAGTTAAACATCATGGTTATGGGATATTTGATATGGTGACAAAAAAGTATGATTTCTTTGATTTGCCAAATAATCAACCATATATGCATTTCACCATTTCAGATATAAACGATATTCAAGATGAAAAAGAAGAACTCGTTAACGCTGGATGATGAATTTGTAAGGTATTGTGAGCTTAACAATATTACAGACATCGAAGGAACAGCTAAAAAAATATTTCAAAGAGGATTTACCATAGAAAAATATGGTGAAACACCAACAACAGCAAAAGGAAAAGAAGTAGAGGTAATCAAAGAAGTGATTAAGGAAGTTCCTGTTGAAAAGATTGTTGAAGTTATAAAAACAGTTGAAATAATTAAAGAGGTTCCTGTTGAGAAAATTGTTGAGGTAATTAAAGAAGTTCCAGTACAAGTTAAAGGCGAAAAACAAGTAATCATCAAAGAAGTAATTAAAGAAGTACCTATTGAAAAGGTGGTTGTTAATGATGATGAAGTTAAAGCTTTAAAGCTGGAAAATGATAAATTAAAAGACGAACTAACCAAGATAACAACCGCTTTAGAAAAAATGAATAAAGCGAAATATCTAAAGGGTAGCGACTTGAATAATCTATATGACGAATAAAATTTAAATTATGGTATCAGTTTTAATCTTGTGGGCATTTATGGGTTACGGTATGACCACTATTTTAGTTTACGGATCAATTTTTGAAAACCAACGAGCTTGGATTAAAAAGAAATCTAAATTCTTTGGTGATCTAATTAGCTGCATGATGTGTACATCTACTTGGGTTGGTTTCTTTATGTCAATTCTTTTGGGTGGGTTAACTGAAAAATTTCTAGATGTTAATTGGCTATTTGGTGTTTTCTTCGATGGTATGTTTACCTGCGGAATCGTTTGGGCAATTAATGGTGTCATAGAATTTTTTGAAGAAAGTAGAATTAAGTAAAAGAAAATTTTTAATTTCAAAACAAAAACATTATCTTTAACAGATATGAATCCTTTTATTAAAGTTGAGTGGGAAGACGTTGCTGAGAACTTTACCCCAGAAAGAATTAAACGTGTTAAAACGTACTTTCAAAATAAGTACAACACAACACATGTACAAGTTGTTACAAAAACCTTAAGTCAGAAGCAAAATACAAAGCTGAAGACTCTAGAGGTTACTGATAGTATATTAGACCATCAGTACCAAAAAACGTTAATGAAAGATTTTCTAACCGAAAATAAGGTTAATGTTAAGTGGGAGCTGTTAGATAGATTAGACAATCGTGTTAATTCTCAAATAGATAAAATCAATGAGAATAAAGTAAGATACAATAAATGGTTTATTAAGAAAGTTGAGTTCTCAAACTTTCTTTCTTTTGGTAAAAACAACAGTATTGATTTTACCGAATTGAATGGTATTAGTGTTATTGAATCAAATCCTAGAAACTTTGGTGGTAAGTCAACTTCAAGTGTTGATCTATTAATGTTTTTATTCTTTAATACAACAACTAAAACAAAAACAAACGGCGAGGTTTTCAATAAATTTACCGACGAAGATGAAGTTGTTGTAAAAGGACATATAACAATTGATGGAGAAAATTATGTTATCTCCAGAACATTAACCAGAAAGAAAGGTAGATCCGGCGAATACTCTGTAAAAAGCGAATTAGAATTCTATAAAGAAAAGGAAGATGGTGAACTTGAGAATTTAACAGGAGAACAAAGAAGAGAAACTGAGACGTTTATTGAATCAGCGATCGGAACGCAAGAAGATTTTCTTTCTACAATTTTAACTACTGGTTATAATCTAGAAGAATTAATTGAATCTAAGCCAACAGCGAGAGGTCAAATCTTAACTAAGTTTTTGGGTTTAGAAAATCTAAAGCAAAAGGAAGAGATTTGTAAAGAAATCTATAATGATTGGTCTAGAAAATTAATTAGCAATACTCATAATATCGCACAATTAGAAGCTGATATTGAAGCTAGTAATGAAAGCATTGAAAATTCTAAAGATCAAATCTTTGAGCATACAAATCTTTTAACCGACTATGGTAATAAGTTAAAAGAATTGGAGGATAGAAGAGACTATATTCTTGGCTTGAGATCAAATGATATTGATCAGGAACTAATTAAAACGAATCCCGTTGCACTTCAACGAGAGATCGAAGAATTAAACACACAAAAAGCAACAAGCAAAAGAAACGCAGAAGCTGTAGATGTGAAAGAACCATCCAAATATTACAGCGAAGATGAACACAAAGACCTAAAAGAAAAAATGGGTGATGTGTATTCGGTTATTGTTGCGTGTAAGCACACTAAAGGTGAAAAAGAAAAGTTAATAAAACAACTTGAAGAGGGAAAGATATGTCCAACCTGTAAGAGAGCCTTAGACGAAGTTGATCATACAGATGAGATTGAAAGTTTAAAGAAAGAGATTAAAGAAATTAGTTCTCAAGTTGATTCAAATCAAAAAGAACTTGATGAATTAAAAGTACAATCGGATGGATTTGATTCCCTTAAATCTGAGTTTGATAACTACGAAAGAAATAAACTGCGTAAAGCAAGATACGAGCTTGAAGTAGATCAAAAAGATTTGGAGATTAATGTTAAACAAACTAAGCTAGATAATTACGAGAATAATAAAAAGAAGCTTGATGAGAATCAAAAAATAGATGCCGAACTTCTTTCGTTAAGAACTAGATTGGAAACTGTAAATGCTGATATCCGTGTTTCGAATTCAACAATTGAAAGAAACAAAATCAATATCACGACGATGGAGGATAAAATTAAAACCTACAACGAATTGATAACAAAGATTAAAGCAGAGGAAGAACTTCAAGGTGTATTTAAGGTTTATTTGATGACTTATGGTAAAAATGGTATTTCAAAAACAATTTTGAAAAACATGATACCACTCATTAATCAAGAATTGAGTAGATTACTTTCTGACAGTTGCTACTTTGTTTTAGAATTAAATATAAACGATAAGAACGAATTAGAGTTTATTATGATTGATTCTGAAACTAGAGTTGTTAAGCCATTAAATGCTGGTTCTGGGTATGAAAGAACAATATCTTCTTTAGCATTAAGAAGTGTACTTACAAAAGTATCATCATTACCAAAACCAAATATTGTTGTTATGGATGAAGTGTTTGGTAAAATAGCTGATGAGAACTTGGAGATGGTTGGTGAATTCTTTAAGAAAATTAAAAACTATTTCGAGCATATTTTTGTAATATCGCACAATCCATTGATCAGAAACTGGTCTGACAATTTGATTATGATCAAAAAAGAAGAGAATGTCTCGTCTATTGATTATGTAACAACAAAAATTTCTTAATACCACAAATTTTATTTATATTTGTATTAAACAACAAAGAATTATGATTACAAAAGATTTTAGTCTTTATGCGAAAGACAGAGGTATTGGTTCATTAGATTTACATCGTTTTAACAAAAACATTGAAAATAGTTTGACACCATATATTCTTGAGGAGAGGTCCCTTAATGTTACTGTGATGGATGTGTTCAGTAGACTTATGATGGAAAGAATCATTTGGGTCGCTGGTGAAGTAAATGATCATATGTCAACAATTGTTCAAGCGCAATTAATGTTCTTAGATAGTCTAGATAACAATGATATCACAATGCATATTGATAGTCCGGGTGGTTCAGTAAAATCTGGTTTATCTATGGTTGATGTTATGGAATACATTAATTCAGATATCAGAACAATTAATACTGGGATGGCTGCATCTATGGGATCAATCCTTTTAGGTGCTGGTACAAAAGGTAAAAGAGGGTCACTTAGATTTTCACGTACAATGTTACACCAGTCTAGTGGAGGATTCCATGGGAACATTCAAGATGCGAAAATCGATATGATTGAATGGGAGAAGCTTAATAATTTGCTTTTTGATTTGTTAGGTGGGTATTGTGACAAAGACGGAAAACAAGTAATGCAAGATGCTTCTAGAGATCTGTGGCTTTCTGCTGATGATGCATTGGCTTATGGGATTATTGATGAAATAGTCAAAAAGAAAAAATAAATTAGTGGTTAGTGTTTAAAATGGGAAGTTTTTTGACTTCCCTTTTTTTATTTAAAAATTTTCCTTATATTTAATATTAGACCTTGTGGTTGAATCGGAAGTGTCCTTGAGGCATTAGAGTTGGAATTGATACCAGCAAATTCGGATTCAAATACAAAAAAAATATAAGGAAAATGAATAGAAAAATTTCAATCAACAGCGGTATTGCTGTACCGCAGTCTTTTATTACCAAGGGTAAACAAAGATTAAAACAGCACATAGACACCGTATACCTCAAAAACGGTGATGAGTTCGAAATCGAACTTTATAATCCATACAAAATGAAAATACTAGCCACCATTGAAATAAATGGTGAATCTATTGGATCGGGGATTGTACTTCGTCCAGCCGAAAGAGTATTTTTAGAACGCTATTTAAATGAAGCCAGAAAATTTGTCTTTCAAACTTATTTTGTTGATGGGCAAAACAAAGAAGTTCAAAAAGCGATAGAAGACAACGGTGACGTGACTATAAAATTTTATAAGCAGAAGTCACCAAATACTTGGCCAATTACCAATTTTGTAACAACTACTTTTAGTGGTAACAGTTATACAACTAGAACTAGTGATACATTTTTAAATGGTGGAACAATAACCTACACAACAGGATCTCCCCTTATTTACACATCAACAAATACCGGTGGGATAAACTCAACACTAACATCATCTACCGCTTTTTATAATAGTGGGGCAACGCCGAGTCAAAATTTAGAGACTGGTAGGGTTGAAAAAGGTTCAACGTCAAGCCAACAATTCACATCTGATAATACGGAATTTAATTCATACCCAGATTTGACACAATGGTGGAAAATAAAACCATTATCTACAAAGCCTCTTATCAGCGAGGATTTGGTCGTTTATTGCACAGAGTGTGGCGCAAAACGTAAAAAAGATAACCATAAGTTCTGCCCACATTGCGGAACAAAATACTAAATAAACTAATCACAAGGTCTTGCTTTGAGGTCGCTTTTTGCGACCTCTTTGTATTTATAGGAAAAAGGATTTTTATGAAAATAAACAAGCAAAACATTTTATTGGGTATTATAGCTTGTTTGGCGGCATACAGCATTTTTCAGGGACAAGGTATTAGAACTGATGTTGCTGGGTATAATGCTAAAATAGATTCAATCCAAAACGAGATCGATTCTATACAAGACGTCAATACAGCACTCACTCAACAAATTCTAACTATCGATAAAGAAATCGATAACATCGATGGAGACATCAACAGCGTTACTAAAAACATAACAATTATTAAAAAGCAAACCGATGAAAAAATTGATTCTGTTAACAACTATAATTTTTCTGACCTCGAAAAGTTTTTCACAGACCGTTACAATAACAAAAATTGATACAATAGTGCCGTTAAAAGTACCTGTTGCTAAATTGGTTATTAAAGATCTCATTAGCGGAGACGGTGCAAAAGCCGAGGTGTTAGATTTAAATAAAGTTATCGGTCTAAAGGATGATCAGATCAAACTTTTTAAGGAAAAAGACACGCTTAAAGATCAAAAAATATCAAATCTAGAGTTGATCATCGTTAAAAAAGATGAGCAATTTAATCTAGAAAGACAAAAATCAGAAAGTTTATTAAAAGAACTTAAAGGACAAAGAAGAAAGACCTTTTTATATAAAGTAGGATCTTTTGTTGGTGTATTAGCAACATCCGCATTATTAATTAAATAAAAATGAAAAAATACTTAGACGTTAGAAACATAATTATTCTGCTATTATTAGCTTCAACTGTAATTGTTGCAGTAAATCCAAGGGGTATTATGCCAAACAGAACTAAGTATCATCAAATAATTGACTCAATACCTTATCCAGTGCATGATACCTTAATGGTTGATTCACTGGTTGAGGTTGAAGTCGAGGTACCTTACGAGGTTCAAATACCATACCCGATTCACGATACACTGCTTATGCCGGTTGATACCGCAGCTATTCTTAAAGATTTTTATGTGAAAAATGAGGTTAAAGAAACCTTAACACTACCTAATGGATTGGGTACCATAGCATTAAACGAGACAATTAGTCAAAATAAAGTTTTGTCTAGGTCTTTTGATGCAAAAGTTAAACAAAAAGTAATTAAAGATACAATTTACACCCCAGAACCGAAGAAAACACAACTATTCTTTGGGTTTGATGCCAATTTTGACAAACCAAATGTGGTTAGGCTTATGGGTTTAGGGTTGATTTTAAAAGATAAAAGCGATAGATTATACAAAGTGTCGACTGGCGTTAACAATACGGTTGTAAACGGTTTAAGTGGCGAATTCCAACCATACATCGGTGGCGGTGTATATTGGAAAATAAATCTAAAGAAAAAGAAATAAAACTATTTCTTTTTTTATTGCTTATCTTTTTATGAAATCATATATCCTTTTCATTTACGGATCATTTGAAGACCACGAAGACTTAGAATTCTTCTGTATGGAGCATTTTAATCAGGTTACAGAGGCGGGAATTAAATACGTAATAGAAAGTTTGGGTAATTGTATTATAATTTTTGACACAGAGAAAGACAAAGAAACATTAATAAGTGATCTTAAAAAAACTTTGGAGATTGAACAAATTAAATTCTATTTTATTTTTGAAAAAAATGATTTAATTTGGGCTGAAATACCGGAAGCACTTAGAGAGTTCATGTTTAAACCACAGGAATCCTCACATGATGCGTTTAAGATTACAATCAGAAAGTTAGACAAAAAATTCGACCTAGATGAGATTCTTGAAAAGATTCAAGATTTTGGGGTAGATAGTTTAACGGAAGATGAAAAAAAATTTCTTGACGAATTTGGTAAATAGGTTTTTTTTCCGTATTTTAGCTTAACAAACCTTTTACAAAATGAAGAAGACCGCTCCAATCATCAAAACAGAAGAGATCAACTACTACATCAAGGATCTCAAAAAAATTCCAGTTATTTCTCATGAAAGAGAAAACGAAATCTTTTCGCAGTTAAAAGATGAAATTTTAACAAAATCAGAACGTCAAAAACTAATTGACGAAGTTGTTAAGGGTAATCTTAGATTCGTTATATCGATTGCTAAAGGATACCAAAATCAAGGACTTGATGTTTCTGATTTAATATCGGAAGGAAATATAGGTTTGATAAAAGCAATTGAGCGTTATGATATATCATCAGGATTCAAATTTATTTCCTATGCTGTGTGGTGGATTAAGCAACAAATTCTTTACGCATTAAATGAATATGCAAGAACGATTAGAGTTCCATCTAACGTTATCCAAGAAGCGCAAAAATTAAAAAAAGCAGAAGCTTCACAAGAAGATAGTTTTTATGTTGAATACAGTGAGATCCCATTAACAGGAATACCAACAACCATAGATTTATTTAGAGAAATAAATGAAGAAGGGGACACTCTTCTTGAAATTATTGCAAATCCAAATGCAGTATCTCCTGAAGATTTAGCTAATAGTACTGAAGATTTAAAACACAGAATCAAATACATGATGTCTTTTTTAGATGAAAGAGAAAGCGCCATCATAGAGGGTTATTTTGGATTAACTGGTACAGAAAAGAACCTTGATGACCTTGGTGAAGAATTTGGATGCACCAAAGAAAGAATTAGACAATTAAAGGATAAAGCAATAAAGAAGCTCAGAAACGAGAGCTTTTCACTCTTAAAATATTTATAATATATGAAAAAGTTTATTGAGAATAATTTTACTGTTGTTGTGTTTACTGTTGTGTTACTAACTTTTTTTAAAAGTTGTAGCGATAGTAGAGAAATAAAAAACATTAAAAATGAGATTAAAGCAATGAGAGATTCTACTTATACAAAAAAAGAATTAAATATTGTTTTACAAATCGAAGGTCTGAAATCTGAAAAAAGAATGATCCAAGCAACAGACCGAAAAATTCTAGATGTTCAACGTCAAACAAAAATTGACCAAGAAGTTGTAGAATTAGAAAAAGAGCTTGCGAAATTTTAAAATGAAACATTGGATAAATAAAAATTATAAAACGCTAATCATTGCTGCGTTTTTAGTACCGATCATTACTGTAGCAATTGTATCAATATCACACGTTACAAAATGGTATGGTATATCAAATCCAGTTAGCTGGGCCGTATATCTTTCAATAGGTATTGAAATTGCTGCGTTGTCTGCATTAGCTGCAATATCGGCAGACATGGGTAAAAAGGTATATTTCCCATTCGCTATCGTTACACTAGTTCAATTTATTGGTAACATATTTTTTGCTTATTCATTTATTGATATCAATTCACAATCTTTTAAAGACTGGGTAGATCTTGTTGCCCCTTTATTAGAATTCATGGGTGTTGAACCAACAGATTTTGTTGGTCATAAAAGATTTCTAGCTCTTTTTTCTGGTGGTATGTTACCAATAATATCTTTATCTTTCTTACATATGTTGGTTAAATTTACAGAAGAAGATAGATTAAAAGAAAGCACTAATGAAAGTGTAGATGAAAAAATACAGAACAATATTGTTAATAGTGATTTGGCTAACGAATCTCTAAGACTTAAACTAACAGAAAGAGATTTAGAGATACTTGAAAGATACTTGTCTAACCCACCAGAACCTAATGAAGTTTTGAAAGAGGCTGCAAAAAAGTATATGGAGAAAGCAACAATAGCTTCTGATGAACAGCCGGAAGTAAAAGAAGAACTCACTAAAGAAAAGCAAGCAGAGCTTATTTCTGAGATCATGCAAAAAGATCAAGAATTAGGTTTATATGATGAAGATTGGGGAGGGTTAACAAATGAAGAATTAATTGGCGACGATGAATTACCATTTAATAGCGAACCAATTACACCAGCGTTATCTGATGAAGAGGTTAGAGAAATGTTTATGGATGAGTGGGAAAGAAAATTTGATACAGTAAATGAAGAAGAGCCTATCGAAAGAAATTTCTATGTTGATGACGAAATGCAAGTTCATGAAGTAGCGCCTGTAGAATACACTCCATCTCAAGAAGAAGAGGAACTAAATTTCAACAATTCTGTTTCTGAAGAAAGTGTGCAAGATTCTGGTGATTTTGAAGAATTTATACCGGAACCGATACCTGTTCCAGAAGAGGCTCCAAAATATAATATTGATGATTCAATACCCGTAGAGGAAGAATTTCAAGAAATAAACAATGATAGTTTCTGGAGAGATCATATCCAAGAAGAGGATGATGATTTAAAAAAAAAATCATAACGACACCTTCCGCTACAGAAACACCATTGTACATTCAAGAAATAGTACCAACACCAACACCTAGTCCAACCCCAACTGCGACACCAACATTCACAGTTACGGAGACACCAACCCCAACACATACTTTTACAGAAACACCGACACCAACGGCAACCGAAACCCCTACAGAGACTCTGGAACCGACGCCAACACCAAGCGAAACACCAGATGATTTATATTGGGAAGATGGTATTATTGAACCTGAACCCGAAGAACCAATAATCGGAAATAAAACATTCCAGAGAAATGTTAGAAATTCTAGACGCAGAAGTTTTTAATCTTAACGAATTAAATTACAAAAAAAGAAAATATAAGAAAACACAAATCCTTCTATATGATACCAAAAGAAGATTTGATGATTTCATTAAAATGCTCAAATATAGAAGAAATGGTAAATATGAAGATATTCCCCATTTCTGTATCACAAAGACGGGTAAGGTTTATAAGCTAATAGAGCCCGATTACATGACCAAAACATTTGGTGATGCTTCCATAGACAAAAAGCAAATTAAGATCGCTATTGAGAATCTAGGCTGGTTAAATAGGAATACTATTATGGGTACCTATAGCAACTGGATTAACGATGTTTATAGAGGTGAGCCTCATCTTAGAGGATGGAGAGGGTATTTTTACTGGGATGTGTATACAAAGGAGCAATTAACAGCCTTATCTAACCTATCGTTACTATTATGCGCACACTATGATATACCCTATCAAATAGTACCATCTTCAGGATATTTCGAGAATGCTAAAAACTTCAATGGGATAGTCAGTAAATCAAATTTCTCCGATATTTATACAGATATAAACCCATCATTTAATTTTAATATTTTTGAAGAAAATGTCACAGAAGCAGAACCTAGGATATGATTTTACAAAAAAGATGCTCAATACTATGAGAAATCTTAATGAAAACGTACAATCAAAGAAAGTCCTAAAAGAAGAAGAAAGCCAGGAAATGTTCAATCTGGTTTTAAACGATAATGTTGAAGTAAAGATACACAGCACAGACCAAGAAGACCTGTCCTTATCAGACGAAGAGAAAAATTCATTGAATCAGTTGATTCAAAACTTTAAATCTCAGGTTAGCGAACTTGCCAACTTTGAGGAAGGTTTTAATATCTATGTGGACAATGTTAGATTAGATGGTAGCATCGAGGAAGATCTTGGATTTGTCTTTATTGCTGGTAACAATGGGGGTTTATATATCAATGCGAATATGTTAAAAATAGAACAAGATACTGTAGAAATAATCAGTAAGCTTGAGAAATTCAAACACAGCTTTGATGATGTTGTAATAGAAATAATGAATAATAGAAAAAATAATTAATAATGGCTTTAACAAACGATGATAAAAAAGAAGTTGAGAAAATTGTAAAAAAGGAAGTTAAAGATTTCCTTGATACAACTAAAGCTCACGACATTGTGGTTAAAATAATCCAAAAAGAATTAGGGACTAAAAAGATAGATGATAAAATTGTCGATCTAGCCACTAAAGTTGTTGTTGAGCTATACAAGACACTATGGACCAGAAACAACTTCTGGGTTAGTGCATTGAAAAACGTTAAGTAAATGAAATATACTAAGCCGAATTTTGATGAAGAATGGATGGAAGCCCTTCGTTACCGTGAATTTGAAAAAATGGGTAAGAAAGGTTGGCTAGATATTGCAACTAAAAATTATACTATCATTAGTTTTGATAAGATTGAAGACGTATTAAACAATGTTAATTTAGATTACGATTCATTAGAAGAAGACAAAAGAAAAAGATTTGAAGAAGCGTTTGCAAAAGGGGAGGTTGAAATACCGATCGCAGTTAAATTTGCGGATGATGATTATGACTTATTAGGCGGTAACACAAGATTAGCTGGATTGCTTGAAAACGGCATAAATGCTAAATTGTGGGTAATTGACCTAACAAAACAAAAGTCTGAACTGAAAGAAAAATGGTCCGAAAAATATAAAAAATCAATTGATTGCAATAACCCAAAAGGCTTCAGCCAAAAAGCACATTGCCAGGGTAGAAAGAAAAATGTTAGTGAGTCCGAAGAACTAAAAGGTGGTTTAGCAGATGATAAATCGCTGGCGCAGATTGCAAAAAAACATGATGCAAAAAACTACTATCATATTAAGAATATGATGGATTCTTTAAGAAAACAACTACACATGGGTATGAAGGTTGAGATGGAACACACAGATGACAAAGAAAAAGCGAAAGAAATCGCTATGGACCATCTGTGGGAAGATCCTACGTATTATACTAAATTAAAAAAGATTGAAGCAAAAGAAATGACAGGAGGAGACTCTTCTGGATCATTTGAAGGTCCTGCTTTCGGTGGTGTTATAAAGAAAAAACACATAACTAAAATACATAATATGACTGAACAGGAACAAGAGATCGATGAAGTAACTGATGGTAGTTCTTCTGGTGCTTTTGATGTTCCGTTGTTTGGTGGAACAAAGGGTAGAAAGAACCCTTTAAGTATTGGAGGTCCGGATACTATCTATAAAGGTAGAGCTGTTAAGGATAAGAAATTCCCAAAATGGGGAGGCCCAGGTGGTAAATTTGTTAAAATTGCTGACAAATGCAAAAAATATCCATATTGCAATCAAGGTGATATGAGTGCCCTAGAGTTACTAGAAACAGAAGAAATTAAAAACGCAATTCAAGAAACAGCAAAAAAATACGGTTTACCAGTTAGAGAAGTGGAAAAATTAGTATCAAATCAACTTAAACAGATATTTATTTGATATGAAAACTGAAGATTTAAAAAATATTATAAAAGAATCAATCAACAGAGAGATAAAACAAGCTATTCTGGAAAACATTTCAGAAGAAGTTTTTATTATAAAAAATAAAGAGGGTGAACCTATTGAACAATTTGAAACCGAAGAAGAAGCTGAAAAAGCTTTAGAGGTTTACAAAAAGGAACACCCAGATCAAGAATTAATAATTGAAAAAGGTAAAAAATTATCTTTTGAAGAATTAGACACAATGTCAGAAAAATTAGAAAGCATGGAAAATATCAATGAAACAGAACACAAGGGCTACTTCACTATGGCTCAAGTAATGAAATTAGCTAAAAAAGCCGGCGAGTGGGTTTTAGACGCTGAAGACGATTTAATGGAATTATGTGAAATGTATGGCGAGAAAATCCCAGCAAACCGTGTTTTCGAAATTTTGGATGATTATGATATGCCAGAACTAAAATCAAAGATAAGAGTAAAAAAAGTAGAACCTAAAGAAGGTAACGCTTTCACTGGAGCCTTAGCAAAAGCAAAAGAATCTGGTGATGATAGTTTTACTGTTGACGGAAAAGAATTTGATGTTGAAGAAGAAAGTGATTGCATGGAATGTGGCGATAACTATATGAAAGAAGAAGGAACATGTGAAAAATGTGGTAAAGAAATGTGTGAATGCGGTCCAATGATGAATGAATCAAAAGATAAAATTCGTTTATCTGAATCTCAATTAGTTAACCTTATTAAGAAAATGGTTAATGAAGCTGTTCCAGGTTTAGAAACGTTCCAAAAAGCACATAAAGAAAGTGGTTCACAAAATGATGAAGCATTATCTGATGTAGAAAAGAAAATTAAAGAATATCTAAATTTTGATGGTAACGATAACCCAGAGTTTCCTCATCAAGTTGGTGGTGAAGTTAAAGCTAGAAGAGCTGATGAAGACGAATCTGAAGAAGTAGCAGATCACAGAGGTGGTGGTTTAGAGGATTTAATCTATGATGTTGATCCTTCTAAAGAAGCACAAGAAAGACATGCAATGGCATTAAAAGGTGATTCAAAAATGGGAAATTCCCATGATGCCGCTAATGTTATTCCAAGCAAATTAGGTGAAAAAATCATTAAAAAGGTAAAGAGAAAAGATAAAGAAGAAGAGAATATGCCAATGTACAACAAAGATGCACAACCTACAAAGGCAGTTAACGAATCTGAGGAGACATCTAAAAAGGTTATTTCTGAAGAAATTCAGAGAATGAAACAGATGGCATCTTACAATAAGAAAACTCAGTAACTCTCTTTTTTTTCTATTCTTTTATCCTTATATTAAAGGTATATTATGAATATGAAAAAGGACGAAAGTTATTTAGAGTTTATCGCTTCCGAAAATTTCCGTAATCAAATCGAAGTTTGGTATAAAGCGTACAACATTATTCGTGAAAAAACAGAATTATTTCATGATTTTGCTGTTAGCTTATATGATATTATTGAAGAAACATATCTTGGATCGGATGTTATTGTGACAGAACAAGAACAAAAGAATCATTTTAATTGGTGCTGGAAGAAAGTTATACAAAGCTTTGAAAAAGAATCAATTAAGTTTAAAGAAACCGGTCAACACCACGATTATCTTTGGAATTTTTTCTATGAAGCGTTCTATATAAATGAAAACAACGTTAATAATAGAATCAAAGAGTATTTTACAAAACTATTTCAATTTAACTACAGGAAAACCAGATCTGAACTGGATATGCTTACTGAAATTTATAAAATTCTGGAAGCAAATATCAAAAAGTGAAAAAAAATCTTGTTTTTCACTTTGAAAAACGGATATTTTTATTTATATTGCATTAGGTAAAATATCTGAAAAATGGAAACTTTAAAGAAAATAAAAGATTTGGTGGAGAAAATGTCCGTCGATACCCAGAAAGTTTTTCATAAGGGAAATCGAAGCGCATCTATCCGCGCAAGAAAACATGCACAAGAGCTTAAGGCTCTCATTGGTGTTTATAGAAAAGAAATATTAGACGAAATCAAAAGACATGATCAAGGTAATTAGTATATTCTTTTTTATTTTTAGTATTATTTTTTTGCTGAGATATGCAATAGAATTTTTTATAACGCTAAGGGATGAAAATCCAAAACCAATGACAATAAACAAAGTTACTGAGATTTTTATTTATGTTTCAGTTGCTTATATAATAACATTTTTAATTACAATATAGTGTACGAATTAATATCAAGTTTAAGACCATATTTTTTCTCTTTAAGAGAAATCCAGGAAAACGTTAGTTTAGATTTAAGAATACCTACAACATGGAAATTAGAAAATGTTCAGGGTATTGTCTCTCAATACAAGTCATTACAAGTTAAGGTTCAAGATAAAAATGATAAAAGTCAACTTATATCACTTATATCTATTGCAACACAAGATGGTTATGATACAGCAAGAATTTGTGCTGAAGAAATTATCAAGTATAACATTGAGCTTGAAGAAAAAGAAAGATTGTTCAGAGAAAAGGTTAAGGAACTTGAAATTTTATTTAAACACGAGTCTCTTAATAAATTGAAGGAAATAAATTTTATACCGGAAGAAAATGGACAAGAGATTGCAACAGGGCATAAGCTGGCTCTCGAAAGAGATGGAGAAGGACAGCAAGGAGATCCTGGAACACAAAAAAAATCTGGTAAAAGAAATTAAGGCGCTTGATAAATCCCAGATGTTTGTTGAAAAACCAAAAAAGAAAATATCTATATGGGATAAGATATTAATAATTTTTGGATATGGAAAAAAAGGGTGATTTATTCAATCAGTTAGCGATTATATCCGACTTATTAGAAAAAATAAATGTAGAATCTAAAAGCCAAACAATAATTCTAGAACTACCAGAAAGAGAATTTTATAGAATATATAAAATAGTAGAATCTAAAGTTAGATTTGTTACAGGTAAACCACAAGATACTTTTAATGTGAAAATCGGCGATGTGAATATCGTCTTTAATATGAGTAATGCCTAAACAGCTCGTTTCTTGAAAACCCTTTAGGCTCCAACAAATCATACAACAACCTTCTTTGATAAGAAGTAACATCTTTAACAAACATAAAGTTTGTTCTTTTCTTTTTTAATAGCTCCGATTGAAGAATAGTAAATAATCTTTGAGTGTCGTTTAAGTTCTTATTTTTATAAACAGTCACATCATCATCAATCTGTAAAAAGATTTTATTATTCAATGTGAATATCTGTGCATGTTCAGTAACCTTGTTAATTATATCAAACATCTCTTCAAAATAAATGTGTTTCTTTTGCTGAAAATCATAGATTTTTTCGGGTTCCCACCAAGGAATAACCTCTTTAATTCTATAATCATCATGTTCAATGAAAACCTCTTGATATCTGCCCAATGCGTCTTTAACGTGAAACTTCTCATCATTTTTAGCCCATCTATTATTTGGATAGACTAGCATTAAATGAAAATGTAGCTTAGCTCTGGATCTCCCTCTGTTTTCAGCACAATAAATTGGTTTCTTTTGGCTTTTACACTCTCTCCAATATTCGTTGATGGTGGTCCTTTTATTGCTTTTATATAATACTTTTTTTCTTTTTTTATTCAGTATTACTATAATCATGTATTTTGGATTCTTACTCATACTAGCAACATAATTAAAGAGTATAGACCATATAAAGCCAATAGTGACCAGATAATCACAAAGCCTATAACAGCATTATTAACCCCGGACATTTGTTTTTCCTTTTCATCCAGGTATGTGTTTTTCTTTTTACAATTTGAGCAACCCATAACTAAATATAAATAAAAAAAGGTCAAAAACCAAACATTTGCTTATTTTAAAAATAATACGTATATTAATGATTAGGTGAAAAATAAATATTTATAATAATTCAGATTAAAAAAAAAATAATATGTCCAAGTGGTATGTAATAAAAGTTACCCCAGGTAAAGAAAGACAACTAAATGAACAATTCAACACTCAAATTGGGTTGGGTAAAATAAATTTCATTGATCGATTTGTTTGCCCAATGGAAAAAGAATTCGTTGTAGTTAGAAAAAAGAAAGTTCTAAGGGAGAAAGTAATATATAATGGGTATCTTTACTTTGAATCTCAAAATCAATTAACAGAAGACCAATTGAAAACAATTGCAGCCAGCCCAGCGGTTATGGGTATGCTTGGTGATAAAAGACCGAGAAGAATGAGTGAGGATGATATTAACAAAATATTGAAAGACGATGTTTTAGAAAAACACAAAGAAAACAAAACTGTCAAATTCATTCTAGGTGAAAGCGTTGTTATCAATGACGGTCCATTTACATCATTTAACGGGGTTGTTAGCAATATTTATAATGATAAAGTACAACTAAACGTTAAGGTTTTTGGCCGAGACACTGTTGTTGAGGTTAATTTAGAACAAATATCAAAAGTTTATTAATGGATACCGAGGTTCTTGTTTATCTACAAAAGGTTAAAAATTATTTAACCACAAATGAAGAAGCCAAAACTTATTTCATTGGTAATTCAGATGCAGAAGAATTTTACAAACACTTAGCTCTAATTTCAGAAAAAAATTTTGAGAAAAATGGGCAACCGGAATTAACACAAGAACAATTTGAGTTATTGAGAAAAACAATTTTAGCTGTTACAATCAGTAAACAAAAAGTATTCTATAGTGCAGATGGGTTATTTATGTTTTTCGAAAATTACCCACCAATTTCAATGAATTAATGTTTTGATTTGTCATTTTTTTCGTGTATATTTAATACATGAACGTACAATATCCCCAACATTATAATTTATACGAAACATCTTATGGGAATGAAGCGCCAGTTGAACAATTATATTTGATTCACTTTAATACTATCCCATCCAAACATTCGTATAGACAAACCTATTCTCACGAAATTATACCTTATTTTAAGGATCATAATTTTATCGAACTATCAAGAATAGAATTATCAAGCAGAGAAATGAATTCATCTGAACGCTTGTTCGTAAATTATGAAAAAAAGTTATTTATCATGTTTTCACATGGTAAAACAACAGAAAAAAATCCCTTGTTAACCCTAACATTCTTTTATGATATAAGAGAGGGACAACTGGACGAACAAATGAATTTCAATGAGATTAATAAATTTGCAAAAAACAAAAAGAAAGCCAATATCAATTTGATAAAAAGTGATATGGGACACTTAGATACAGAGGAATATGATTTAGCAATTCCGGATATTGATTTAGTTTTAAATTATGGTAAAGAATTCAAGAACGTTCATGATATCATGGTTAAAAGATTAAATAAACCAAATGATAAAGGTATTATTTTACTACATGGTGAACCAGGTACCGGAAAAACATCTTATATAAAGTATCTAACAAAACTTATTAAAGAAAAGGATATTTTATTTATCCCACCATCCATGGCTGAGATGTTATCTGAACCAAATATTATCCCATTTTTAATGGATCATAGAAATACAATCTTGATTATCGAAGATGCTGAGAGGGTTATTTCTGATAGAGAAGGTAATGGCTCTGCAGCCGGGGTATCTAATTTATTAAACTTAACAGATGGTATTTTAGGTGATTGCTTAAACATTCAAGTGATCGCCACATTTAATATGAAACGAGAAAGGATTGACCAAGCTTTATTAAGAAAGGGGAGACTTATCGTTGAGCATAAGTTCGAAAAGCTAACACTAGAGGAAACCAATAAATTATTAAAACATCTGAAAAAAGATTACGTTTCATCAGAAGGAATGGTACTAGCAGATATATATAATGTAGATGTGGAGGTTCATAAATCATCAGATAAAAAAACAAGTAAAATAGGATTTTAAATTATGGAAAACGTTACAGGAGAAGTAGTAGAACAATTATTAACAGGAGACCAAGTTGTATTGGTTGATTATTTTGCTAAATGGTGTGGTCCGTGTAAATCATTAATGCCAAGACTTAGTGATTTACAGTCAGAATATCCAAATGCAAAGTTTGTTTCGGTTGATGTGGATGAAAATATGGATCACGCAGTAAAAGTTGGTATTAGATCGGTACCTACCGTGATGATATATAAAGGGGCTGAATTAATCGATAGATCTACCGGAGCGAATTCGGATAGTTTCTATAAAGAAATTTTAAATAATTTGTAAAATGGCATATTCTGTAAATATTTTTACACTTAACGGTTGTTCACATTGTAAATTTCTCAAAGACGAATTAATCAAACAAGGCATATCATATGAAGAGTTTGAAGTAAGTAAAAGTAGAAAAATTTATGATGAGGTTGTTAAGTTAACAAAGGTGGATGCTTTACCCACTGTTTATTTACAAGACCCAGAAACCTTATCCGGCCCAATATTCGTAGCTGGCCGTGATTTTCAAACAAAAGAAGAGGCAATAGAAAAAATAAAAAAATATCTGTAAAAAAAGTTCAAAGGGGATTCAAAAAAAATCCCCTTTTTTATGCGAAGAACCATAATAAAAGTATTTATGTAAAAGACTTTACTTTTACATGCCTCTACAACAGATAAATTGGTTACAGATTGACACCCAGAACGTTCCATTAAATTCGAGTGGATCGGCTTCATTGGTAGTATTGGGTGGAACCGGCTCAAATTATTTGGAAGCCGTATATGCTAAAAATTTATATGCTTCGGGATCATTAGTTGTTGGTGGCGACTTGGATATTCCAGGTAACCTTGTAGTTAGTGGTAATTTAACCGTTAAGGGTACAACAACCGCAGTAGAATCAAATGTTGTTACGATCGGTGACAATATTGTTGAATTAAATGGTACTGCAGCTTCTTTTGGCGGTTTGTTAATAAAAGACCCCACCGCCCCAAATACAATTTCTGGCTCATTTTTATGGGACTCACTTAATGATAGATGGATAGCTGGGCCTTTAGGAAGTGAGCAACCTATTTTATTAGGTGGTACTGGAACCGCAAATTATCTACTTAAGACCGGTCAGGATGGAACTTTAATTGATTCCAGGGTTTCTGACGATGGTACAACAATATTAATGAGTGGGTCTGTTAGAATTCTTGGTGATCTTAAAGTAGAAGGGGGGACAACATTGGTACAGACAGATCATAATAAAGATACTTTGACGGTATCAGGTGCTATGGCAATTGTTAAGAATATTGTTAATAGTCACATAGTATCTGCGTCATTAACTATAGAAAATCTAGGTTCGTTAAGTGACCGTAACAAAAATTCGGTTATTGACTGTGGCGACGGTTTTTTCTAATTAAAAATAAAGTATTTATATAAATAAAACTATTAAAAAAGAAAGATGGCACAAATAATTAAACACAGGAGAGGTAGTATAACCCAATTAAAAGATGTTACAGCCAGAATTTCTGAACTTGTTGTAGCCACAGGATCAATCGGAGACCTTAACGGTCCGTTTCTTTTTGTTGGTGAAACTGAAGGTATTGCAGGTGCTTATAGACCGATTTCCAAGATTTATCAAGGTGCTGCAGCCCCAACAATCACAGTTGGATCACATGGTTCAGTAATCGATGGTACACCATTTTATGCTTCGGGAAATAAATCTCTTTATATTCTTAGTAAAGATGGTAACAGTAGATTAGATTTTACTGGTAACATTGAAGGTAACACTATTAGTAATGTTACAATTACTTCACTTACCGGTAGTAATGCAAATATTACTAATGTTACTGGTACAACCTTAAGTAGTACCAATGCTAACATCACTTCTTTAACCGGAAGTAATGGTAATTTTACAAATCTAACTGGTACAACATTCGTAAGTACGAATTCAAACATCACTTCTTTAACCGGAAGTAATGGTAATTTTACAAACTTAACTGGATCAACTTTTACAAGTACATACGGTACGGTTACTAATTTAACTGGTGGAACCCTAACTGTTAGCGGTCAAACTTTCTTAGGTAACGATTTACATATAACAGGTAACACATATCAAACAGGTTCTATTGAAGTAACTGGTGACATCACTTTAGGTGGTAACATCACAATCGGTAACCAAACAACAGATATTATTCAATTTGGTGGTGAGGTTAGTTCATCAATATTACCAATTGTACACAATTCATTCGACTTAGGTTCTTCAAGTAAAAACTGGAGAAACCTACATGTTAGTGGAACTGCTTATGTTAATATATTAGAAGCACAATCAATATCACTTGATGGTATCACAGTATTTGAAGACTTAGTTGTAAGCGGTTCATCTTATTTAGGACAAGGCGCTGGCGATCAAGTAGTAATATCTGGATCGATATATAATGATCAATTAACAGAAAAAAGATTAGTTGTTGCTGGCACAAACGGTTTATTAACGGACTACAGTGGTTTAACTTTTGATAACGGCAATTTAAATTTATCTGGTGCACTTGAAGTAACTAATATTCAAGGTACCGGTTCACTATATTTGAAACCAGATCTTAATGATTCTAGAGATTTTAGAATTTATAATACCGCACCATCTGATATTCATATCAAAGGTAATGCTGCATATAGCTTCTTCGGTGATGATAGTAATTTCTTAAAAATAGATGATAATACTAATACAATCACAATAGATTCATTAAGTGGTGTAACAATTGATATTGATACAACAGTTAGTCAATCATTAAGTGTTGATGGTCACATTAACTTAACAGGATTAAATCAAATTAGAGTTGCGGATAACACCGACAACACAATATACGGTTTCTATGATGGCTCAAACATTTTAGGTTCATATTACCAAATGTTTGGTAACAATTATGCAACCCCATCTCAAAGAGGTGGTGCTGAGTTTGTATTTGATTCAAGAAATAGTGGTACTGGTGGATTTAATATTTCTGAGTACAATGGTTCTACATGGTTAAGAAAATTATTAATTGGTTCAAGTACAATAGGTCTTACAGGAACAACAACAATTAACGGTGATTTAACTGTGACAGGCGCAACTGAACTACAAAGCACATTAGAAGTGCTATCAACATCAGAATTGAAAGGTGCTGTTGGAATGAATTCAACATTAGACGTAACTGGTTCTGCGCAATTTAAATCAACAATAAATGTTGATAGTGAAGCAACATTAGCATCTGCAACAGTTGAAGATTTAACTCAAGACAGAATTGTTACGGTTGGTGCTGGTGGATCATTAATTGATAGTTCAGGATTTACATATAATGGAACAGTTCTCAAAATTGGTAATGGTCAATTTGAGGTTGATGCCAACGATGGTGATGTAAGAACATCTGGTTCATTAACAGTAGAAGGTGGCCAAACAATTAATGGTGATGTAACAGTAAATGGTATATTAACTGTAACAGGAAATACACAATTACAATCAAACTTGTATGTTTCTGGTAATCTCGAAGTTCTTGGCTCTGCAACCAACGTAACTATTCAATCTACAACAGTTGAATTAGATGATAATATTATTAGATTAAACGCATATTCACCATTCGAAAGATATGCTGGTTTTGAAGTGATTGACTCCGGATCAACTGGAGTTTCAGCATCACTTGTTTGGGATGGTTTAAATGATTATTGGATGTTTGTTTCTTCAAGTGGCCAATCAAGCAAAATGATTGGTACAACCGCAGGAACATATGGTTCAGAAATTAGTTTAACCGACACATATTTCCCAATCGCAACTGGGCCAAATACAATTGGTGATAGCTTATTAAGATATAGTGGAACAACATTATCTTTCAATACAAATAAATTCACGGTTGATTCTGGTACTGGTGATACTTTAGTAAGTGGTAACTTTACTTTATCTTATTCAGGTGGAACAGATAACGGAAACAACACCTCAGCAATCATGTTTAGAAATTCAAGCAATGTTGTTGGTTTTGTAACTACAACTGAAACTACAGATGTTTTAGATGGTATTTTAGGTTACAAAAATTCAGATGGAGCGTTGGTTTTCTCAACCGTAATTGATGGTGGGGGCTACTAAAAAATAAAAGATAAAAATATAAGGGGACTTCGGTCCCCTTTTTTATTTCTTGTTTATTAAATCCAAATTTTTGTGTATTTATAGTAAGACTTAAATAAGTCTAATTAACGGTGGTATATACCACAACTTCATTGATGGAACCATATATATGGCACAAATAGTAAAACTACGTAGGAGCAGTGTATCGGGTCAAAAACCCACAAATACCAATTTACAACTTGGCGAAATAGCATTAAACACAACCGATGGTAAGGCATTTATGTCTGTATCCGGGTCTATTGGGCCAACAGTTGAAGAATTTATTCTCACGAATACTGTTAATACTGGTTCCATAAATTTAGTTGGCGATATTACTGCTAGTGCATTAAGAATCAACGGATCAGCCTTCATTAGTAATAGTTTAACACTTGGTAATGGGTTTGGTGACTTTTTAAATATTAAAGCCGTAATTTCTTCTTCTTTGTATCCTGATTCAGACGGAGATACGCATAATGTTGGTACTCCGGAAAGAAGATGGAAATCTATTCACGCTGTTACCGGTGCTTTTGATACACTAACTGGTTTTAGCGGCACAACACTTAATATTAAAGACGCAATAATAACTGGTTCTTTCACAGGTTCTTTTGTAGGTAATGCCTCCGGTTTAACAAATGTACCATTTGTTATTACAGGTTCCGATGTCGATGGAAACAATTATGATAAACAATTTTCAAAACTACATTTCGATTCAGATACTGGATTAAATGTTAGTGAATCTGCTCCAGGTACCGCATTTATATCAATTGGATCACATTTTAGAGATATTTTTGTTTCAGGATCTGGAATGCTTAGAGCGACCGGATCTGATGCGTTTGAAATTACATCTGACGGAGGTTTAGTTGTATCCGTTCAAAATACCGACACAAATTATAACGGATATACAAAAGAATTAAATTTTAGCGTTGCCAATCTATCATCATCTTTGAACACAAGGATGAATGAAATTACAGGTTCATTAAATAGTTTTACAAGTTCTGTTAATCAACACATACTTGAGATAGATAACTTTACCTCAAGCGTTGTTTTAACAAATCAAACTTCATCAATGACCGTATTAAGTGCATCTTATGCGGTGACAGCAGCTTTTGCTTTAAATGCTGGCGCTGGTGGAGGTGGTGGCGCTGGATTGGGTTCATATTCATTGTTAGATCAAACAACACCATCAACTACTTGGAGCTTTCAACATAATGCAGGTCAAAGATATCCAGTATTCCAAGTATTTGACACAAACGGAAATGTTGTTATACCAACACAAATCAGAACCATAGATGAGAATAACGCTGAAATTATTTTCGGTAGTGCTCAGAGTGGTAAAGTAATCGCTTCGCTTGGTAGTGGTAACGGAACAACACAGGAATTTACTAATTCAAATCTATGGACCGTAGATCATAATTTAGGAACAGATTATCCAGATGTTACTGTTTGGGATAACAATAAAACTATTATTATTCCAAATAAAATAGAATCAATAACAGAGAATCAAATTAAAATTTATTTTAGTATTCCTGTTACAGGTCATGTAAGCGTATCAAGAGGTGGTCATATTGTATCGGGCTCAGTTACTTGGAACGATATATCTGGAAAACCATCTGGTATTGTTTCAGGCTCAAGTCAATTAACAGGTGCCTATGATGCTCGTTATGTTTTAAGTGGATCAATTACACAAACAACTTGGGATAATATTGCGAACAAACCTGCGGGAATTGTCTCAGGTTCTTCACAGGTTCAGTATTCAGGTATAACTGGTGTTCCATCAGGAATAATCTCCGGTTCAGTACAAGTTGACATCACAAATACAACAAACTATACAACATTTAGCTCATCAATATCAAGTTCAATTGCTGCCCTATCAGCGTCAATTGCCGCAACAGATTTATCTGATGATAGTAGATTAGATTCACTTGAAACTGCGAGTGGAAGTATTAGAACGGATTTTAATTCTTTTACCTCATCATATACAACAGTATCAGGTTCACTAGATTCAAGACTTGATGTCTTAGAGGCTTATAGTGGTTCACAATTAGTACCATCATCTTCAATGTCATTTAGAACATTACAAACTGATGTGTATTGTAAAAACGTTTCAGGTGTTCAAATTAATAAAGGTCAAGTTGTTAGAATAGTTGGAGCTGTTGGTGATAACCCTCTAATTGCCACCGCATCGTATGAAAATGATGCGAATTCAGCAAATACCTTAGGTATTGCAACAGAAAATATCCCAAATGATTCATTTGGATTAGTTATTACCGAAGGTGTTTTACTTGGTGTTAATACTAGTGGAATGACCGCAGGTGATTTACTATACTTAGGTGCTAATGGTTCATTTACAACAGTTAGTCCAACCGCACCTTTACACGGTGTTAGACTAGGTGAAGTATTAAGAGTCCAACAAAATCAAGGATCAATTTATGTTCGTATCGATAATGGTATTGAATTAAATGAAGCTCACGATGTTATATATACGGGGATTACTCATGGTGATTTATTAATAAGAAGTGGTAGTGTTTGGAAAAATAGTAAGTCATTAAATGGTGACTATACTGTAACAGGTAGTTTAACAATTACACAAAATTTAACAGTATTAGGATCATCTTCAATTACCTATGTAACATCTTCACAATTACAAGTCGCAACATCTGTTATTTCCGTTAATGTTTTTGAACCGGCAGAAAGATTTGGTGGATTAAAAGTTTATGATTCGGGTTCAGAATCTCATTTGGCAACAGCATCTTTATTGTGGGATAGTTTAAATAATCATTGGATATATCAAAATGCCTCTGGTAGTAACTATTCAGGTGGTATGTTATTGTCTGGCCCAAGAAATACCGGGTCTTTAGGCGATGAGATTGGATTAATTAGTGGTAGAATAGCAAAATCAGTCGGTGGTGATCATTTGGATAATTCAATTATATCTGAAAGTGGAACCACAATTACAATTGCCGGTAGTTTAGTTGCAGATTCATTTACAGGTGCGGTAGAGTTCAGTAGTTTAACTAACAAACCAACTTTAGTATCGGGTAGTTCACAAATATCATATACAGGGTTAACAAATATACCAAATGGGATTGTTTCAGGTAGTGAACAATTAACTGGATCATATGATACAAGATATGTTTTAAGTGGATCAATTACACAAACAACTTGGGATAATATTGCAAATAAACCTGCTGGAATAACAAGTGGTTCATCACAAATTGTTGAACTAGGATTTTTAGAAACAAGTTCATTTAACACATATACATCTTCTGCAAATGGAAGATTAAATTCATTAGAATCAAAAACAGGTTCTTATGCAACAACTGGTAGCAATTCATTTATAGGTAATGAAAATATAAATGGTAATCTATCTGTTACAGGTTCTGTTGTTATATCCGGATCTTTAGATATCTCAAATGCAAATGTTGGTAGTTCAAGATATCTACATACACAAACATCAACAAATACAACTTGGAGCATTACTCATAACTTGGGTTACAACTATCCAAACGTAACTGTTTATGATGGCTCTAACAATAAAGTGATGTTACCTGCTGATGTTACATCGGTTGACCAAAATACAACACAAGTAACGTTTGCAACACCTGAATATGGATATGCTTTAGTATCTGTTGGTGGTGTAACAACCGCAACTGCAGACAGATATCTACACACAGTATCATCAGCAACAGGTTCATGGGTTATTAATCATAACTTTAATTACAAGTATGTAAACATCGATGTTTATGATAACAATGATGAACAATTAATTCCACAGAAAGTAACGGCAGTATCGGCGAACACAGTACAAGTCGATTTTGCGACACCAACAAGCGGTAATGCGATTATTACAACAGGTGGTCCACGTTCAACATCTATATTCAATCAAACAGGTTCATTCTATAATACAAATTATAATATTGGTATCACTGGTTCATTAGTTGTAAGTGGTGATGTTGATGCTGCAAACTTTAATACTACGTCAGATAAGAAATTAAAAACAAATCTTGAAAAAATTGAAGGTGCATTAGATAAGATTGAAAAATTAAATGGTTATACCTTCAATTGGTTGGAATCTTATAATGATGACAAGACAAGACAGATTGGTTTATTGGCAAATGAAGTTCATGAAGTTCAACCTGAATTAACAACACAAAGAGATATATTATTGAATGGTGAAGAACAAAGAATATTATTGTTGGATTATTCTAAACTAACAGCATTGTTAATTGAGGGTATTAAAGAATTAAATAAAGAAGTTAAAGAATTAAAAAGTAAAAAGAAGAAGAAATGAGAATAGATGGACCTCAGATAACAGGTAGTTTTAGTTTAAATGGTGATGGTGTTCAGGACTTAGATGTTTTTGCAACCACATCATCGTTAAATACTTACACATCTTCTACCGACACAATGATGGGACACGTTTTAACTGCAACCCATTCATTAAATACATTTACAGGTAGTGCTAGTAGTAGAATGGTTTCTATTGAAGGCAAAACTGGTAGTTATGCAACAACTGGCAGCAATACTTTTGTTGGTTTACAAACAATCCAAGGTTCAATTGTTCCTTCTGCACATGCCACATATGATTTAGGATCTGCTGGTTACAATTTCAGACACTTATATCTTTCTTCTGCTTCATTATATATCGATGGAACCAAAGTATTGGGTTCCACAACACAAGAATTACAAATAACAACTGACAATGGTCAGTCATTTAAAATATTAGAAGCGGGTTCTGATACCATTACATTACAAAGTAATGATGGTAACATAACTCTTGCAACATCTGG